CAAAGGCACAGGATCCGTGACCTCTTCATATGACCCAGAAGCCAATACAGACGCGATTGTCCCGGTTCCATCCCGATTAAGAATTCTATGGCTTATATCTGTTGTGTTGTACCCAGGTTTAAACTCCCAAAGCCCTATTAGTCCTTCGACTCCCCCAGGATAGACCACTGGGCGATATGATGATCCTACTAGGTCCCCATAACTCCCATCTGAAGCGAGTAGCGATTGGATATCTACCCCAGCACCAGCCGATGTTTGATCTAAATAAGTTCCTGGAATCGAAGCACAAAAGTTACTAGGGTTTGTCCTGCCATCTCCGAGGACAACCTGACTGTTTAGCGACGCATATCTGATGTAAAACAACAGTTGTCTCATACAGTAAGTCCAGAAATTTTCACTCCCCCATCCAGTTCCAATTGCATTCCCAGCAGCCTCAAATTGTGCCATTGTGCCGGAAGAACCACTACCAGATAGTGCTTTACTGCCTGACTTGCTAGTAAGTTTAAGCCCGGTCCAATCAGTCGCATAAATTGTATTGGCTGTTCCGTTATCCGCTGTAGTGCCACCATTCGCCCCCGCCATATACGAGCCTACATAGACCTGTTCTGCCGGAGTACTTGAGTGCCCCCGCTGGTTAAACGCGTAATGCCTCGTAAATCCTGCTGATGGTTCAAGACTGATTAACCAATTGTGTTTTGTGCCGTCAGTTTTGATATATTTGAAATGATGCTTCTTGTAACGAGTCATTATGTAATCAGAGGTAAGCGTCAACCCGGTTCCTTTACCATCGCTTCCAAACGTGGCAACACCGGCATCAGTCAACGAGCATCTTCTAATCTGTCCGAAAAGCGGGTGATTTGCAAAATATTTATTCCAGTTATAATCTGTGGGAAGTTCTTCTAAGTCCTCATCGATTCGTTTTAAAGTAGGTGTTGTTTGTGATGAATCCCACTGTACACCGATTATATCATCCAGCCCGTAATACCCACGGCTGAAAATTTGGTTTTGTCTTGTCATTTATATCAACTCCGGACTGCCTGTTGCTCGCAGCACAGTAAACAGCGTGTTTGCAGTCAGACAAAGCAATTTTACCGCCTCATATTGGCTATTGCTATACATGTATCCCCCAGTCCCGGTGGCGGTTATCACACTTCCGAATACGATTTGCTGACTTGCGTTTTGCGATATCCGCCATCCTCCAGCTCCTTTTCCTGCAACTTCAATGATATCTCCAACTACAGCAGTCGCCGGCAATGTAAAAACAACCTGTGCGGCGTTATTTGCGATATACCGCCGGTTTACGGCCATTGCTTGTGTAGTTCCAGTGACTTCGGTCCATGTCTTGACATCATCTGCCAAGGCAGCGTCAGTTATACCGAATCCGGTTAAAGTTGTCGGGTTAGAACCAGCAGTAACCCGGCCTTTTGCATCAACTGTGACTGATTTGTAAGTACCGGCTGTTGCCCCGGAATTGGCAAGAGTCAGGGCTATTGCGGTTGTACCTGATCCGGTTGCATCGCCGGAGACAGCGATCGACTGGTTTGCTGTCAGGTAGGAACTAGTATCAATAACCCAGGTCCCCTCGGCTGTCTTTTTGAGTAATCCAATGGATCCGGTTAATGCGGCTATTGCAGTTAGATCGGCATCAAGTAATTGATAAACGCCCGAATGATCGTGTGATGTAATTGTTCCGGTTAAAACAGCCTCCACCAATGTTTTTGTGATAGCAGTTAGGTATGTATTAGTATCAAGAGCACAAGTTCCGTCTCCAGTTACCCGAATAAGCCCTGATGTGCCTGTAAGGGCTGCTATCGCAGTTAATAATGTATCAATCGGTTGTTTTCCAGCCAAATCAGTTACCAAGTTAGTGACATCGCTCTCTGTATGGGAATGAGATACTGCTGCTCTTGATGTATCTACCGGATGGATATGGTCTATCCTTGCAATTGCATCGATTGATCCAACTGACTGAGTACCGTTGATCTTAACATCGGTTGCAGTAGCCCCATAATTCTTATTAAATGCCGTGTTCTTCGTGGCTATTGTAGGTTCTGCTCCTACATCTACTGCAGCGAGTGCGGTCCCAGCCTTCTTATATGACTGTCCAGATGGAATATTAATAGACCCCGAATCATCAACAGTGACAAGAGAATCCTGAATTATCTTACCTGTTGTAGAATCGAATCTGGAAATAGCGTTATCAGTTGCAGAAGCCGGCCCTATAACAGCCCCGTCTATATTAACCTGTTCGATTGACCAGTTTGCTCCTACACTCGCGTGAGTTCCTGCAGCAGAAGTTACACAACATAATAGGATATCTCCTACTTCAACATTCGGTCCTGAACTGCTTCCAATCTTTCCGGCTACTGAAACTTTGTATACGTCTCCGACTGTAGCAGCAGGGTAGTTAGGAGAAGCGGAACAATCAATAACTCCCTTAAAGATAAGAGGGCTACCAATAGATACAGAAATAACCCCATCTGTGATGGCAATTCCTGTACCTATCTTGACTCCGCCAAGAATTGTACTGGATGCGGTGGGCAGGGTGTAACTATTTGCTGCTAGTGTTTCTAATGCATCTTTTACCGTTGCACCACTAACAGACGAATCGTTTGTAATCCTGCTGGCAGGCTTATAAGTCAACGCCGATCCGGTTAATGCACCCACAACAATAAATACAAGTGCTCCAACAACTGTAGATTTAGATCCACACACTACATTACCAGTTGCTATTACGCCATCTAGCATATTTGGATTTGATGATGTTGACCCGGAAGATGACACATCAATTGCAGGTCCACCAAGCGAATTTGTAACCTGGGTGTTGAGTCCTACAAATGTTCCGCCAGTCGAATTAATTACTGGAGATGAGGCACGTCCTCCGGTAACTGTGACGGTATTTAGAATGACCTGTCCTGCTGATTGCGCAATGGATGGTGCGTCTCCAGTGGAAGCAATGGTTGACAATGCTGCCAGGAACTTCCCAGATGATGACATTGTGAGTGCAGTGACACCTGACGTTCCTGGAATTGCATGTGAGTTCCATGCCTGTATTGTAGCAGTTCCGGTTACAGTCATTGCTCCAGCAACATAAGTATCAATCAAAATACAATTCGCATTAACTGTAAGCGCCCCATTAATAATCATGTAACGCAGTGATGAATTGGCACCAGATGAAACCACTACATTTCCAGTGATTGTTAATGAATTTGCGCCAAATCCTTCAAGACAAACTCCAGATGGTAACGTCACATCTTCTGTATAAGTTCCTTGAATAACTTTAATAGTGGTTCCGCTTGTCGCAATTGCTGTAGCTGCTCCAATAGTCAAAAATGGTTTATCTATGCTACCATCTGGAGTATAACTATCAGTCCGGTTTTTATCGACAAACAGTAATTTTGTAACCTGTGGAGTAAACCCACCAATAACATCATTGAGGGTCTCCATTGCTGTCTGAACGGTTGTGTCTGTAGATGAAAGATTGTTATCAAAATTAGTAGTATCAAGAGCAATACCACCACCATCCGTCAATAAATGTAAAGTCCCACCGGTATTATTCAATACATTTTTGTATCCAGTGAGTAAACTGTTTCCAGCAAACAGTCCATCAGCATACAGTGTAGCACCAGTTTTTAAGTTTGTGGTATTTCTCTCTGGAAATCCACCACCAAGTTCTGCAAGAGTTCCGGATTCTAAATTAATTGTATTACTATCTGCAACTGCTGCACCCATAATTAAATAACAATTATAAGCATTTAGTGTATTTACAGCGTATAATCCACCAACTAAAGCCAAAGTCCCTTTGATTCCAGTGCAGGTAATTGTGTTTTGTAACCATAGACCATTTGCACCAGTAACCTGAACATAACTGTTTGAAAGTTGTCCACTTGTTCCAGTTGCCTCAATAACCATCGTACAATACGACAATCTGCAATCTTTAATTTCAAGCAGAAAGTCTCCAGTTTGTGAAAGATTAATATAACAATCTCTGGTTGCCGATGAAGTTCCAGTAAGATGAATTCCCTGAAGAGTTAAGTGCTTTGAAGTGATATTTAGTGTCCCTTTAAATCCAGCACCTTTACTCATCCCGTGCCCAAAAATACTTATATAATCTTTTGATATATTTAATGTCCCAGTATATTGTTTTCCTAGAGCACACGCAATACCATAAGTATTTGTGATGCTCGGTGTACCGGTTATACTGTCATGTGCATCTTGAACTGATAAATACGGCTTTTCGATCGTTCCATCGGGCGTGTAATCATCAGTTCTAGCATTGTCTACATAGATCGTGTGGGTAACTTGCGGGGTGAATCCACCCGACATTTCATCCAGGGTTTCAAGTGCCTTCTGAACGGTGTCATCAGCCTCAGTTAAATTTCTATTAAAATTAGTGGTGTCAACAGTGACAGACTCAGATGGATGTTGCTCTTCGGCGTCCCGGTTTGTTAAAACTCTATGATCTGTTGTTCCACTACCTCCACCACTTGAAGGATTTGGAGGAAATGACACCATTATACAACTCCCCCATGTTCAGATATACATAGCGTCATAGTGCACGTCTGACTATACTTAAGATTTAATGTCCACGGTCCTTCGTTTGTTTTAGCCCGCATTGTAATCTCAAATATATTGAAATAACCGGCAGTACATGTATAACATACTCCGCTATCAGTTACAGTCCCAGCTGCATTTGTAAATACCGCACTGACTAATCCAGACACAGATGGCAATACCTCAACAGTATATGCAACAAATCCAGTTTGATTTGGTTTTATATCATTACCGGTGTATCCAGGATCAGTTAACAAAATGTCTGCTGCACTAATTATCGCGGTGTTTGCAGTCACAGCCTTTTTGAGTAGACCCACTCGAAGGATAGAACGATTGTCAACTCCCATAATATCAGTATATGGCAGTTTACATGAAATATAGTAATCGGGGTATTACATCTCACGTTTGTAATCTCATAGTGAAACAAAAAGATAAATTAATTTATTACTACAGATTTTAAATTTGTGAGCCTAAATTATATAACATGTGGTCTTATTCCTGCTCGTCTCCATTACTTGACACCTTGATTAATTCACTACATATAGCCACATCTTCTATAACCTGGCAATTGGTATTTGTCCTGTAGTGCAGTGCTCTTACAATCATCTGTCCGGTTGCCTTTATCTTACCACCAATCAAATTCCCATATTCATCCAGTCGCTTACCACAGCTCCCGCCATACTCATCAACTGCTGCTCTATCCATGTCATTGCCGTTAAACACCTTGATTAGTTCAGTTACGACATATCCTCGTATTGTGGTGTCGATCAATTCAATTACTTCCTGTGCAAGGTATATAATCGGATTGATTATGGAATCAGACACAGTAATTATTTCGTGTAGTATTCTTGTGTGGAGTAATCTCGTTGCTGTGTCTGATATCGTAATGATTTCAAACGCAGATCCGGTATCAACTTCGCCACATGGAATATCCGTCAATGCAATAGTCTCCGATGCAATGTACACATCAATGTTAAAGGTTTCAGTTCCCCAAGTTGAATGAGTGGGTTCTGTTGCCGCATATTTCCTTACTACGATCCAATCGTTGGTATGTGTTCCACCATTACATGATCCTATACTAACTTTGGTATTTGCCGGTGAATTGCATGTATGAGTTACAACTAATGAACCATCTACATAAAATTTAGTATTTACACTTGGATTGTATTGAATTTCAAATATCTTGTAACCTGTCGTATATATATTTGCAGCCCCAAATCCTTGAGATTCTGTTAAAACAGTAAGTGGATATGATCCAATTGATGTTAATATTGCTCGCCCAGTTCCTATTGTGTCTGATAATTGAAATCCACACATTTGATATAAAGCCCATGGTGTTGACGCAACTATAGAGCATCGGGTTCTAATGGCGTAGGGGGTAGTAGATGTGGATAATGTAACATTTGAAAATATATATTTCCACGTTTCTGACGTGGTATTATACATGTAAGATAGGATACCATTTGAAATGGTTCCATATGTAGTATCGCCGGTCCATTTAGATAATGTTGACCCTTCAAAATCATCAAAGAATTCAAAAACACTATCTCCATTACTCTCACTTACCGCACTACCATTTCCATAATAAACATAAATCGTAGTAGACGTAGTAATTGAATCAATCTTTACCCAAACAACTGCACTAACACCACTTGTATAACTTTCAATCCAATAGGGAAGTGCTGCGCCTGAACTATTTGTAAATCTAATATCACTAAAATCTACATTACAATGAGAATTAAGATAAACAGATGATCCGCTATCGGTTCCACTACCATAGTAAACTGTTAATTTAACTTGATAATCAGTTAAAGTGCTTGCTGATGTTATAACGTGACTTTTATTGTATAACCAATCATCATACACCATAATCAACACCTATACAACTGAATATTAATAGATTTAGTCCAACCACCCAATGTCATTGCTAATGATTGTGTTATTTACATGTTATAAATATGTAGTCATTAATATACTCGATAGTGTTGTCCCAGAGTCTAATATTGATCCAGGTAATATATCATTTTCATTATAACTGTTTCCTTTGCAATCTACAATTTTCATATTTGATGCTTCTATACTAATATTGTATACAGATCCTCTTGGTGTTTCATCAGATACATAATACTTAAAATAAACCGTAGTTTTTGGGGCATATATGTATGGTATATTTGTAACCGGGGTTGATAAAAGTGTTAATGTGACAACTTGTTGAAGCAATCCATTTGTTAAAGGATAAGATAATGTTCTTGATGCTAATAGACCATTTCCACAGTCAAAACTACACTCAAGTCCATTATTAAAAAATCCTGCTGTTGTTGTGATTGTTGCTACTATGGTTCCAGTTACTATAGCATCTCTACCTGCAATTGGACCTATATATCCTATATTTACTGGATCTGGACTATGAGACTGCCCAGACATCCACCCCCACCATGATGACCATCCAGACGATGTAAATGAATCTGTTACGTGTGCCGATCTATCTGATAACCCCTCACTAGAATCTCCAATATGAATAATATTTGTTACGGTTATTAAATTATTAACCTGATCTACTGATTCCACATCTGCTATATAAGTTCCTTTATAAATATATAATGTCATACCGTATGCTGAACGAACATCTATGTATAGTTTTATAGTTTTTCCAATTTGACAATTAGATGATTTAACTGTGAGTGCTGGAGATATGGTATGTATATAATTTTTACAAACTTTAACAGATCTTGTTCCCACGCAATTATTTAAATAATCAAAGTCAAATGTGCTCGTTGTCACCGGGTTAGTTGTAGCGCCTAATGATGAAAAAGTTGCAGTAAATGAAATGCCATCTCTGTTTGGATATTGTAATGCTATTGTATTAAACTGTGGTAGCGAACTCAATAAACTTTCACCGGTGCATCCATCATATACATCTAATATTTCAATTGAGGCAGATAATGTTTTATTTAATATCGCACCATCGCAGTTTTCGTATTCTATAATTATACCAAAATAGAATATATAACCCGTATCATATGTATAATATTCATAATCCAGTTCCGAGAAATCAACATCTAATGAGATGCTTTTTGTATCTTCCCCGAAATATTCATATATAAAAACACTATATCCAGTTCCGCCAGTACACTCACATCTTACATAGTACATGCCCCCGTTTGTTCCATAACTATTTATTGTTGGGGCGTCGTGAGTTAATGTGAATTTCATCTTTACTCTAGTATTTCCAGTAGGGAGCCATAATGGGCATGAGATATCAACATTTCCCAATATGCGTTGTTGTGTCAGACATATTTTACCAAGGGTTATTGAGGTAGATAATTTAAGAGGGCCACCATATCTAAATGCATTAGTATTTTCACTGGATATACTTCTGAACGGTATTGTATTTCTATTCACTGTTAATTTATTAGTAACGCTATCAAATGATTCAATTTCAAAAGGATATCCATGTGTAGTCACTGTTTTTCCAGCAATATTGCTGTCAATGCTTACAACTTCATCATCCAAATATGACCATATAGCGACAGTGTCACATTCGATCTTATATTCTACAATTAAATCATAGTCAGCAGTAGATTGAAACCATTCATAAGTTTCTATTAGGTGTTCTGTAGTTCCATCATCGTCTAAAAAATATAAATTGAATTTGTAATTTGACATATCTAATGTCATTGAAAATGGGCAAAAACTTGTAACTGGAATTGTACCTGATTTTTTAAATACACATGCTGAATTACCTAGATTCTTACCATATCCATGTTTAATAGATGTGCCATATATTTTAGTTTCACTGCCAACTGCCTTTAGATATAACCTATCGCAAATATAACAATTCAAACACTGACAAGTTGGACACTTTTTACAGCAATCAATTACAACAGAACCTCTACTTTCACTTACATCTTCTTTAAATACATACGATGTTGTAGCGTATGTCATTGTGCTACCACTTGCCACCCCATTCAACTTAACCCAAGTAGGAACACTTGACTCTTTATGTGCCGATTTCGCTGTATTAAACCACAAACTCATTGCTTGTGTCGCAGCAACATCACCATAAGTCTCAATCACAATACGTTTATTGTCGTTCTTACAAATACGAACTTCAAATGCAGCAGCAGGAAGTAATGCAGTTAAAGTTAAAAAATATAGCAAACTGAAATTACCGCTATGCTCAAACCCACATTGGTAGAAACTTAAATCAGATCCAACCACTATAGATGACGCAGTTGATGGTGATTCAGTTTCACTTCCTAGAACAATTGCAAACCTATCTAAATATATTTGACAATTTCCAACTAGTGTTCCGTAATCTCTTTGTTGAGATCCTCTCATAATTATGTCATCAAATTCTGTTGTCATAAAAATAAGTTATGTTGTAATGGTTTTCCATCCAACAGAAGAATTCACGTAAAATCTCATTGCCGGAGTAGTTGTATTCCAGTACATGGTGCCATCAGCCGGTGATGCCGGATCAGCAGATAATGCTCCACCCCAAGTCACCAGTGGATGCGTATGGTTTCCAACCGCTACCTGATCAGACCCGGTTCCCACATCTCCATTTGCGTTTAGATTATCATATGTGACATCTGATATCTTTGCAACTATAGATGAATCGATATAGAGTTTTACAGGAACATCTTCACCACTGGTTAGATTAATTCCGGATATATCTGATCCATCGTCGAGGATTTCAAAATAAGTTTTGCCCACACCATATAGCATTACTCCGGCAATTCTAATTGTATATGTACCAGTTGGTAGGTTTAATATGGTTAAAATAACCGTTTCGTTTTCATCTACACCAACATATGTTTCATCGAGAAACGGACTCTTTAAATTAGGATATTTCCATGTCGTCCCGGTAAGTATATCGCTCGTATAAACCCATCGTTGACCAAGATGGTAAGATATTGTCTCGATAGTAAGATACGAGGTACCAAGAGGCGATGATCCAAATTTGATTCCAGTCTGAGCAGTTACAGGATATGATAGTCTATGGGCCGTATTATATGTAAATTTTAAAGTTGAATCTGTTGAATCGGATACAGTGATATTGGCTTCTAATGCATAACTACCAAAATTGTTTTCATCCGCTTCCCTGGTGGTTGAATTCACAGTTACATTGGCACTTCCAGTTGCAACCCACCCACTTAAATCATCTGAAAAGTTTGGATTTCCAATACAGGCTTTATATTTTCCTACGTTTTCTTGATATCCAAAATCCCGAAATTCCAACTTCATGTAGGTTGCATTATCGACAATTACATTCTTGGAGTTGCCAACAGTTTGATTAAATAATTTCATAACATCACCGTTGTAGTTACAAATATTGCATCTGCGGTATCAGCAGTAGCCCTTATTTTATAATTTAAAGGCAGAGCTATTTTAAAGGAGTCTTCTAACCCCCCGTATGCTTCTATCACCGTATTCGGCGGGATAAGATTTCCGCAATGAACATCTAATCCATCTGTAACCCACATTTCTACCGTTACTCCTCCATTTGTTACATTAGTAATCCGGATGTTTACTATCACCTGATTACTTTCTGTAGACTGATAGATATCTGTTTCATTTGTGGTTGTAAGTTCTATAAACGCCGAAGTAAATTTATCTGTCATTTTATCCTCCAAAAACTATTGCCATTGCAATTGATTGTTCTGCAATTGCATCTGCATAAGTTTTTACAGCTTTTTGTGTTGCAACTTTAGAATCAGAATTCACAGCCAAAGTAACATCTGTGTCTAAATAAGTGAGTGGAACTTTAGTATCTGAGTAAGTTTTTACAGATTTCTGCGTTGCTATCTTGGTATCTGAATTTGCAGCCAGGGTTCCGTCGGTATCTAAATAAGAATTTGGTATTCTAGTATCGGCATAAGTTTTGGTCGCTTTTTGAGATGCAATTTTAGTATCGGAATTTGCTGATAATGTCCCATCGGTGTCCAAATAGGTTGACGGGATCTTTGTATCCGAATACGTCTTTACAGCTTTCTGTGACGGTACTTTAGAATCAGAATTAGCCGCCAAAGTTCCATCTGTATCCACATCACTTAAACTTATTTTGGTATCTGCATATGTCTTTGTAGCTTTCTGAGTAGCCAACAATACATCGGAATTTGCTGTAAGAGTACCATCAGTATCAAAATATTGCTCAGTATAATCTATCCATGGGATATTAACAAAGGTGTTTACTCCATCACATATTTTATATCTTCCTGTAGGATATCCGGTTGAATCTGAAACTTCTCCAATAACACAAAACTTTGGATAAATAGTAGTCGTAATTGTTGTAATTTCAGTTTCGGATAAAAAACATCCCTTTAATTTGAAGATCCATTTGTCCTCTGCTGAACAAAACCTTAATTCCTCCTGGTCAACTGGTTCCCTATCACTTTCCACATATTTATTTCCAATCAACTTTCCCGCACTGTAATCTAGATCACTCCAGATATCAGTCCCATTTCCAATTTTAAAAACTCCGGTGTCGCTACTCCACGCCACAATATTAATTGGAACAATCGGATCTAATGCAATCCATTCTGCATTAGTAAGCATGATTATCTGTTGATCTGGTTTCATGATTGTTTGCTCACCACTCCATCAAATGCAATATATACAGCAGACGCACTGGTATTTTTAGCTACAAGAAATTGAGAATTATTAACATGAAAATTGTTCATACCCGTCTGGCTTTCAATCAACGTCTTTATTTTAATTGGGAGACTTACATATGTGGGATCAGTACTTACATATACTTCAATAACCGACACAACCCCCTCTGGAATATATATATTATGTATCACCCATTCTTCTCCAGATGTAATTGGTCTTATTCCAAGAACTCCACCAGCAGACACTTGCTGCAACCCATATGCCATGCTTACTTCGTCTGACATTCTTAACCTCTTGCTATTGTTACCTTCCAGAAAATTGCAAATGGAATACTTGCGGTAGTAGAAATTGAACAACTTGTCTGTCTGTATCCCATATATCCGCTGGTCGCAGCTGTATGAAGTCCAGTCTCCACAATAGTATATGTTCCATCTGGAGTAAACACACCAATGAATGTTGCAGTGTCGTTTGTTACATACAGCGTCTCATATCCCTTAAGTGCTGTAACTCTTGTAAGAACAGATGAAACCAAATTATTCAATGTATAATCTGTGGGGCTTGAACTACTTATTCCAACGCTTATATAGCCGTATGTCGTATATACAGATGTTGCAATTCTCTGTATTTCATAGTCCATTGGAGCGTCCTTAAGATAATGAAACAATCCAAGTTTATTAAGAACTCTCTGGAAAACAGTAGGGTGACATATTGTCTGTTGAATTATCCCATCATCCGAATAGTCTATGGCATTAATAAGATCTTCTTGAGTATAATTTTCTGGAAGTTCTTCAACCTTTATTTTTCTAAACTCAACCCGATCCATCACCTTAAATTTATCATGTATCATAATAGCCCTCTAAGTTGTTATATCTCTATCTTTATGAACAATCATACCTTTGTACTTGCCATATGTTATTTGTAGCGTAGCAGTATATCGCTTATCTGAATCCTGCAAAGTAATCGTATTAAATATACCGGATGTCTTCTTAGTAAAATAAAACAACTCTCTACTTCTTACACCATCAGTACACCTGGATAAACTCTCATTAAATGTAATAGACTTGCCGTCATATAACGGGAATATATAATCGGCATATGAGTTTATCTTGAGTTCAACATATGGAATTACATCATTAAAACTAGAAACTAAAATTACATCCTCTTCAAAGCTCTTTGCCAGCGTATCATAAAATATTTTATTTATGTCGGATCTCAACACTTGAATCGCAGTATTCGTTCCATCTTCATTTTCCGTATATGGCACAAAAGCGGTATCAACATCATAAAACTTTATCGTTTTGATAGCGGAATTAAAGTCGTCAGATGTTACCCCAAGTCTTGTTCCGACGATTGCAATCTCATCTATATCATCATCCCGTAGTTTAACCACAATCATGAAAATAGCATCGACATCAGATGGAGAGCATTCAATGTATGACGTGTCTGCTTCCTCATCATCGGATATTACTTCTTTCATACAAGTTACGCTTATGTCTTTAAACTTATCACTTTGACAAATGACTTTTGGAGTTACCACATATGCATATTCATCGGAGTAAAATCCCCTAAACACCATGCGATAGTTATCAGAAAAATCCACCGGATTAACCGCTATGTCAGATTTATAAACAAATGCAGCGTGGTTTGTTCCCTCTGTTGCAGCTACTTTCTTCAGATATACGCATTTTAACTTTGTAGTACTGTCACTCTGAGTCTGCCTATAGTATCCAAATACATGAAGAATTTCTCCTTTTGAATATCCATCTGCAATTGCCCAAAGATATCTATCTTCGCCGTCCGATGGATCGGTTTTCTCATCATTATTAATAAATTTAGGATCACAATACAACTTACAGAAATCAGCAACCGCAGTACTTCCCAGATTCATCAAGGTTCCGTCTGATGCATAATTAAATGAAATTGAGACTTTAAGACTTGAAAATGTAACAGAAGACTCCAAGTTATTCTTACACGTAACTTTAAACGACAATGGAGGTAGATGTCCTCTTTTAATCCCATCTGTATTAAACGACTCTACCATTGGTCTCATACCAACCCAGGAACCAATGGTAAACGTGTGTGTGAGATTTGTATTTTCGCCAATGCTGTCATGTTTGGTATTATCGTTTGGTGATGTTATCATTCCGTCCATCGGGTATGGCATTCGTTCAAGAGTGACATCATCCGGATCTGTAACCAACTCTAAGCTATATGGATACCAGGTTGGTTTATCAGCATCCGCTACATACATCATAGCATCAAATGTTAAATCAACGGCTCCGTCCTCATCATCAGATTCCTGGACAATTGCATTAATCACGATGGATCCGGATGAATAAAATGCTGGAATATATTTAAGAATGCCCAAATTATCCCCATATGATGTGGTTGTGCTATCAAAGTCAAACTCAAACAATCCCCCGGGAGTTATTGTTATTGCGGTTCCATATGACGCACTACACTCAGCAGCAGTATTATTTGACTCCGGATAATCAACTGTATCTACAACCTCTGCAACACTCGAAGAAATGGTAATTGTTCCATTACACAGCGGATCAATAAAAAACTTATCCAGTGACACCACTTCATTATTACTCATGTTGCTCTTCCTACCACAATCGGTTTTGACTGAAGAACCTTATTTTCAACTGGTGCCGGAATACCATCTTTATTCTTATTAAGTACCCCTCTATATATGTCGAGAACCGATACATACGAGCTTCCAACAGTTACCGTGGTACTTTGTTCAGTTATAGTGAGTTCCTTAATTTGCCATACTGCATCAGTTGGATCTTCCAATGGATCTACATCGGTTCCTTCCCTGTATTCCATAATTCTATCGGATACTGTTTCGTCGCCTAGCCCATCAAAATAGTCTCCCTCTTTAAACCTTACAGTTCCAGCCGGAAATCTCACGCTATAACTAGACAAATCAATTCCATCATACAATTTAAATATTCTTTCTGCAATTGCGTTTAACGCCCCATCAAATTTACTATCGGTCATAACATAAACCAATACATGTTTATTTATGTCTATATCCCCATAACTTCCGTTATATTCTCCTGCTGAATCCCATACCATAACGCCATCCGGAACAGTTTCTTCGTTATTTGTTGAGATTAATTCACTCTTTTCAATAACCTCCTTTGTAATGTCGATGGTTATTCTATCTCTTATGTATCCATATTCTATCGTTCCATTTGTATTATAGTTATACCATATATTAAACCCGCACTGCTGATACAGAAAATTAGTTACTGCTGTTCCTACGCTCATACATGACATAACCTGAGTACTGATTTTAATTGGAGATTCTGTATCTGAATCATGACCAGGTAGATAAATAGATCCACCGAGTCCGTGCGTTCTATCATTTCCTATATATCCGGGAACAAATCTCTCATATCCGGTTTTAGCCTTATAATATTGGAGAATCTTATTTAGTATCTGATCTATAGTCAAGTCTGTTGCGGTATATGCATCAGGGTTTGGAATTATAACCTTTGGAAATAATGCACCCAACAGTCCCCCTTGACTACACACACCACGGTATAACAGGTCACAAACTTCTTTACACGACACAGTAAACGTGCCATCCCTATTGTTTTCGCAATCCGTAACTATTCCGAGAAAGACTTTAGATTCTGAATCACTGGTTGCTCCCATCTTTCCAATCAAGACAAAAGAATTTTTAAATATGTTAACAGTGTAATCGAACTTAGCTGTATTCTTTACATAAAGCGACTTAGTAATCTTAGTATTAAATATTTCAACTGCATTTAATTCATCTTGGTCATTATCACTTGGAGTTATTGTAGCCTGGAATTTGCATGTCTGTTTCTTATTGACCCCAGTATTTCCATAAAATATCTGTTGCTCAAGCGGATTAGTCCATACATACCCAAGCACCATGTTAAACCTAAATATCCCGGCATTATTAGAATCTCTATCAAAAACAAATTTATCTATTCTCCATATTCCGCTTCCAAGATCTCTCCCTCCAGTTCCGGTAGCAGTTCTTTGGATCGCAAACACATGAGTATTCCCGCTTATATCCACAAACAATGGAAACAAATCATCTGAACTTACTATTACGGGAGATAGATTGCCTGCCGGGAATGGATACGAGGCATTTAGTTTATTACCAGATGCTACTTTTCGCATAAACTGACCAGACATTGTGGCAGAACACGAATTAATTCCCATTGGAACTATATCTGGTTCTGCTCCATATTCTGTTTTTTCCTCATACGAGTCTGTAACAATCTCTATGCTGCTTAATGATGCCGGCGGGAGCTCATATATTGTGGACCATATAAGAGATCCATCGCTCCCATATTCTGATCTCATGAGATTGAAATATGCATATGTATTACTCAAAGATGTCAAGGTTATACCACCTCCATAAAACCAAGTTAAATCCCGCTACTTCTGGCATATCAACACCCCGTTTATATGTGTAGCGTTTTATATACCAGTATGATCCAACCGGTAAATCTGGGAATGTTACATTTTTACTAACCTGAATTACACTACCACATAGAAAAATATTCTTAGGAACGCAAAGATACCGATATGGAGACAATGCAGCCATAAAAACATTCCAGAAATCATCTGGGTATCTATAAGGAAAATATCCCTCTAGTGTTACTACCTGGACTTTTTTCCCATAATAATTAGACACTGGTATTGCTCCACCAGGAATAGAATCTACGTTGAGTTCTCTGGTGTTATTGTGTTTTTTAGCAAAAATATTATGGGTAAATCCAGTTGATCCGGGAGCATATCCCTTTCTTCCATGATCTCCATTATATTCCATAGTTATATTCAATGTGCTTTCTGCAAACTGCAATGGAGCATATTCAGCAAGTTCGGTCATAAGCTAATTCCTTTTATGTCATACTGTTTGAGCAGCCGTGGTAACCAATATTCAAGTTCGCTCTTGATATCATTAACTGTGGACGATGATGCACTTCCTATAGTTATTGGAATTGTTATTGAGATATTATTACCACCAGATGATGAAACAGACGATGTAGAATTTGTATTGCTGCTGCTTGATGCACCAGATAAAATACTCGATACTTTATCAATTGGACCTATAACTTCTCCAGCATGAGCATTAATCAATCCCGTTGAAGTTATCAGTCCTCCATCAGCAGCACCAGTAATTGCCTTTACAATCCCACTTGCAGTTCCAGTTACACCGCTTGCTATACCAGTTGCAGCATTTGACACCGTACTTACTACACTGCCTCCAATACCAATAGCCGACTTAACCGCATCTGATATCCAGGTCCACAGTCCTCCAAGCACCGATGCTGCATCTCCAAATCCTGATATTGCCATATTATAAACTGAACCCCATATAGTACCAAGTGTGGCGGATGCATCTCCAAGCCCGCTCAATATACTTGTTTTTATGGAATCAAGCGTTCCACTCAGCATATTTTGTGCCTTTGTTGCATCATAATACATCGGGTTTGCTTCACCATTTGCGGCAGTTGGATTCATGGATAAATTAGTTGCATACTTTGAAACCGATCCAATTACACCATAATTGCCCTCAATATTGGTTTTGCCAGACGAAACCTGTTTATTTATATCCTGAATATCAAGAACCCCGCCACTAACTATGCCAGCAATTGCACCTATAAGTGCTCCAATGCCAGTTCCAACAACTGGAACCACAGATCCTATTGCACCACCGGTCACTGCTCCACCAGTGACATCATTTATTGTGGCACCTGCAATGCCAGATGCCGCACCAAGTTCTTTATTTCCTCCCTCCATATATCCAGGAGTAATAACATTGCCCTGTTTGTCTTTTTTCTCTTCTATCCATGTTCCTCCAGTTGCTTTTTCTGCTACATTTGCGCCGAAGTTTGCCATCCACTCATGAGAAAGCATAGCTACTGGAAGACCCAAAATAGGAAATGCAGCTGTTGCAGCTCCAAGTCCCGCTCCTGCTGCTGCACTCACTCCAACCGTAGGTGCTGCCTCTACCGGAGATTTTCCCTTTACAAGTATCTCATCCACAGCAGCTAATATACCACCAAGAATACCACCTCCTTTAGCACCACCAATAATCTCTTGGGTAGTTGAAACTCCAACAGGTGGCTTTGCGGTTTTAAACCCGCTCTCTGGTGTTTCAACTCCTTTTCCTATACCTCCTTCTGGAGTTACCTCCCATATTTGATTTGGTAATGCATTTCTTCCTGGTTCATAAATTGGTTTTTCTGCCTCTACATTCCCATATTCATTCTCATATGACCAGGTCATCTTTGGTCTGCTAGGTTGTTTTTCGGTTCCTGTATCTACCTTTTCCCAGCCTTCTAATCCTTTATCCCCTCTAAACCAGTCTACAACCCTTTTATTAGTTTTACTTTCGAGACTTTCTTCCCCAGGTGTCTTCCTTCCTTTTATCTTTTCATTCCTATCGATGTCTACATTCTCAGTTCTACCGGTTCTCTCCTTTCCGGTAGTCAACTCAATTAACCTTTCCTTAAATTCCCTAAATTTTTCTCCAAGATCTGTATCATCCAAAAACTTAAATCTTTCTTTAATCCATTTTCCGACATCAGGCCATTCTATTTTATCCCACCATTCCTTTACTTTTTTAGTAAGTTCATTAAATGGAGTAGACAACGTTGCTCCAGCTGCTCCAGTTGTTACTACATTCTTGAGTCCACTTGGGGTAAATGTATCAGATAGCCCCTTCGCAAATTCATCTGCTGCATTTCCTAGAGTATCCATTAGATTTCCTAGATATCCACCTTCAGTTTCTACATCGCCTTTACCGCCGATCTGCCCTTCTTCTCCATACAACTTAACATTAAGATATTTCCCTCCACTTGCATCAGATAACGTCTTTGCGGTATTTTTATTTGCATTGGCTCCTGCCTCACTCACATTTGTCAACAACCCAAACTTATTGTTTATATTCATCCGGTTATCTGAATCCATAACAGGAGAGGATGATGGCATCAGTCCGCCTACAACACCTCCATCTGCCATTTTATTAATTTTGTCAAGCCTGTCATATCCAAACTTCTTAGCAGAATCTCTCCTAACTACAAACTCCCCGGGTGTAAGCATTGAGGGAACGATGTCGGTTCCTTTTTCTCCTCCCTCTGCAAAACACTCCACCAATCCACCCTTATTGAATCCAAGTGCACCCCCAATTAATCCAACCGGGGTAGGAACAACCTCTTTATTTGATGCAAAATTTATAGCCATTCCTAGTAACTGCCAAGCAGCAACAGCAGCTCCTACAACCACAACTACAGTTGATAACATTGCAAGTGTAGTTCCCAATGCCCCATTAAGAACCATTACACCACCAGCTGCACTTGTGGTACCAGCTGCAAACTGTGTCATTCCAAGTGCTCCGGTTGATGCTGCCGGACCCATGAATGCCATAAGGGTAAGCAATGATGCAAATCCTTCCAGTGTAACAGCAATCAGTGTAAGCACCGGTTGCATTACAAACGCAATAAGCGTAAATCCAGTAATAAGTGGAGCAAACGGACTTTTTGCAATTCCAGCAACCAGATTAGCAAGAGTTTTAGCAAACCCAATAAACATCGGTAGCAATTCTGCACCCGCCACAACCAGTGTCTTAACAGAACTCACCAATTCATCTATGCTTCTTTTATCTGTAAATGCCTTCATCAGTGTATCAGCAATGGTTTTGAACGCTGAAGTTCCGTCTTCTCCTACCTGCATCATCTTAGCAGCAATAGATCCCAAAAATACCTGGAACGATGCCTGGATAGATGTTATGCCTTTCCACCCATTAATGAAATCCTGCTGGGTTATTCCCATCGTAGCCATTATATCCTTAGATCTAAGTAGCCCATTGCTGAAGTTATCCATTATGGCAATTGATTTCATCTGAGAACTAAGATCCTTCAGTGAATCGGTTACCATACGAACGCCTTGAGATATCACACTATAGATACCAGTTATTGAAAAGTAGGTACCCATTGCACCCATGCTCAATGCCGTCATTTTTCTGCCATATCCCTGAAGAGTGGAAGATGCAGATAAATATCCAGATGATTCTTCTGTAGGTCTTGTGGTTCTCCTGCCTTCCACAATATCCAGGTTTGCATTTGAAATATATCCTGGCTGATCAATTAAAGACGGCCCAAACATACCCTGTAATATCTTCCTATAATCTTTGCCAAACTTCAATCTCAGAGCTTCTTTACTCACCTCTACATTCATCCCAAGTTGTTCCCCAAAGACGCTCTCAACTTGTTTTGACTTTTCGCCCGGTGAGAATTTTGTCCCCGTCTGAGTATTTATTTTAATATTTTTGTCAATCTTAGACAATTCAGATACAAATGCAGAGAACTCTGACTGCACCCTTGTCATTTCCGACTTAGCTGCTGGAGACTCCAATGCATAATTGGCTTGGAATGCAAATGTCTCAGTTTCTTCGGTCCCCTTCAAAGCCCTCTTCTTTAACCACCTAGCTAATCTCTGATCTCTGCTTTCTGAAAATGATGCTTCAAACCTATCTGCATTCCATTCTTCCGGAGTCAATCCGGGATCTCTCCTCTTTGCCATCATGTATCTGATGCTGCTTATAGGGCCTTCCTTAAAGTACCCCTTTTTCATGATTTCTTCCTGATATTCAGGAGATACCTTTCTTGCCTTTGCAATATTCTCTATCTTTGCAACATCAGAAAACGACTTCAATTCCGGAACAATAATCCTAAGCTGATCACTAAGTAGCTTAAACTGTTCTGCCACACCTTTTGTTACATCAATACCCCTGTTTGCCCCAATTGATGTTTCAAGACTCTTAATGAATCCACCATAATCAGTATCGCTACCAAGATCTCTCATCGACGCATTTAAATCCCCCAGCATATCTTTAAGACTATTAATTTCTGTTGCAGACAATCTTGCTCCGGATTGTGCGACTCCACCAGGCTGAGGCAATGATGTTACTACTTTTTGAATTCCAGGAATGGTGGCATCTTCATATACATCTGCAATCCCCCGGTTTTTATTTCGTATAAATCTATTATCTGTGATATTTGTGACATCCGACATTCTCTGGATTCTACCAGATATATCTTGTCCCATGATATCATGCCGCCCAATATCTTTTCTTACATTACCAGGACCACTAAGCGTATAATCAGTATTACCAAAGTCCATAAATCTTCCAATACCACTGATTATTCCACTTCCTTCCGTCCTAAACAACCCAGCCCTTTCAGGATGCTTCCCGGATTTAGCCAATCCGGAATTCATATGTTCCGCCACCACACTTTTTATCGACTGGATTTCAGACGGTGTGGTGGTCCTTGTGACTCCCTTTGTTGATAATAAATCTGATCCAAGAGCATTATATTCTTCAAAACTATTTTCAATAGATTCCGCAATAGACCGTATTATGTCATTTCTGTTGAAGTCTGGGGTTCCAAAAGCAAAGTGTGGAAGTCTATTCTTTGGTATTACAGTAGTAGGAGATCTAAAATTAACCACTTCTTCCGTATTGTGGGTTCTAATGGTCCCATCATCTGAGATTGATATTTCAGGTCCGCCATCGCCTACCACCGATAATCCAAATGCCTTACCAGATAATGTAATTCCATTTATATTTGGAGTTCCTTTTCCAAATTTAGGCAGTCTAAATCCAATACTTCTACCCTTACTGTAATCAATGACATCTGAGTACAGATCAGTAAGCACAGATGATCTCCCGCTTTTCATCCCAAGTCCATAATCGCGTGGATTATATTCAGACAACTTCCTTGGTATTCCCTTATAATATGGATTAACATGTTGTATTCCATATTCAGGTCTTAATGGTCTATATCCAGAAACCAAGTTAACCGCATCAAGATATTCAAGACTTATTTCTCCGGTTTCTCCAGTCCTGTATTTATTTATTACGTGAGATACCACATCATAATCGGATGCGTCTTTCCCTATCCTTTTTCCATTTAACATCCCGCTTTCTTGTATCTCCGCAACCTCCTCAAGCATACTGGACAACGTACCATATCCTTTCTCATTCTCAGAAAATGCAGCAGATAACTCCTTTGTATTGCCTTTTGTAAGCCAGTCAAATAGCGAAGTTCCCAATCCAGAACTCATACCTGGTGATTTAGACAATGCCAAGTAATCTGGAATATATGGATAAGTTCCCTCAACCCCTTCTTTCTTCCATTGATTGAATCCTTCAATAGATCTATGCATTTGATTTATAAGTTCAACCGGGTTATCAGATTCCTTAATGGACTGGAGAATTGATTTCTCCATTACATCTCTGCTTATTCTCTTAAAGTCCTTTGAACTCTCGGTTGTGGTTTCCCTGGTAAAGTCCAGTCCAAATATATCAGACCCTTTTATATCTTCGTTCTCTCCCTTCGGCATCAGACTAAATGGAGTCTTTCCACTCCATACCCGCTCCAACTCTTTGTTCATCCAAAAATCTATGGAAACCAAATCAGACACATCATTTTCTGGATAATATCCAGGAGCAAACAATCTGGCATCACTGCTTTTCCAAGTGTCTGGTTTCCTTGGACCCCATATGTTTAAAAACTTTGATATGATTCCAGGAGCCTTCTTTAATGCCTCCTTGCTATCTTTAAATCCTCCAACATCTTTAGCCATTCCAGCATAATCAGATACGCTTCCAATTATCTGTCCAATGTCTCTATTATATCTAACATTTGCTGTTTCTGGAGAATATTCCCCAAGTATGCGATTTCTTGATATTGTTTTCTTAGGAACATATCCTGGCTTTATTATATCGCTGTGTCTCTCTCCTATAGCATCAGAAACCTTGTTATATGTCTCATATGTCTTAACAAGATTTCCAACCTTTCCTTCTTCCATCACAGCATTTGCACCGGTAGCAACCTTGTGTCCTTTCAAGTAATCAACCTGAATGGAATGAGATCCAGCAAGCTTATCTAAAACCCGTTCGCTCTCGAGCCTTCTCAAATCTTGTTTCTTACGTGCTGCATTCTCAGCCATTACAGACAAGGTTTCTCCCATCATTCCCCGGAATGTACTGTAGTATAAACGAGATGGACCAGATCCACGTGTCTGAATATATTCATCTCCTACATTAGGCGGTCGTATAAATCCACTGGAGAAATCAACTTTAGAAATATCTGCAAATGCCCTCGGAATATGTTTTTCCCATCTAGTTCCTTTCTGATCTGTAATTGGTTTCGCAGACAACACAACAGCCTTTGCATATTCTTTATCCGTTATTGCACCAGACTCCAGCATAGACATTAAAACATCCGGATCGGTTATACCAATGGGGTGAGACATTAATGGAGTTCGTCCTCCAGTCTCAGACGATATATCAAATATTGCGTTCAGTAGCGGAGAATGAGATCTTCCAACTCCTGTATCTGAAATGACCGGTGCAACATCTGGAATAACAGAGGCAATTGCCTTTTTTAATGGTGGAAATAACGTTCTGCTGACTGCCAAGGTAGCAGGAATTTTTGATTCCGGAGAAAACGCCTGTCCTATATCATAAGCCTCAGTTGTGGCATTATTTACCAACGAATATGCATCGTCTTCATTCAATCCCAGCTTCTTCACCGTGTCATATATTGATGCTGCATTAACAGACTCAGTTGCATTTGGGGCATATCCCTTTTCTATTCCAGAAATAAACTTTTCTACTTGCAACAATTCTTTCGGCCTTATTACTTCAGACAGTTCCTTAACTCTGTTTATATAACTTCCTTCCAGTTTCCTGGCTTCCTTTTCACTCATCGTCGGGAGTGTAGATAATGTCTGATATGGTACAATGGTACTCATTCCTGTTTCTTCATTATAATTTCTATAAGATCCATGCAATACATTGGGGTTATATCCAACCTCGTTCTTAATATTCCCTATATAATCAAGACTTTTGTCTAGATCTGCCCTCATTATAGTTTCGTCTCTGGCAACTCTTTTTGACATCACTAAATTAAACAAACGAGACATCTTCAGAACTTCAGCATCACTAAGTACATTTTTCCCATATGCCTTCCTATAACTCATTTCAGTTAATATGGTGTTTTTGATGCCTTTTGCTGCTTTGATTCCCACTTTTTTATCCGGAATGCTCTTAAGCAGTCCTATCTGAGCAAAAAAATCATAGGAGTCTTTTATATATTGCGATCTTCCACCGGGTGTAATTCCCTTATCGCCGCTTGCATAAATTTCTGGAATCATCTTTGGTATATTTTCAATAAATGCCTCATGTCTAAACTGCTTATCAGTCAGCATAGATGTTATTTCCTGACCTACAGTTCCCTGATAGAACCCTGTGGATAACTCATAATTCTTATTATGTCCCACCATCCTGGTATCAAGATCTCCAACCTGCACCAGTCCGTTTGCATCTCTAAACGGCCCTTTTGTTCCTATAGCAAGAGCAGATCGTATCTTATTCTGAACTTCAGGCGAATAATTCTCAATATTTTCCCACAAGTCAGTAAACTTCTGCTTTACATCATCTGTAACAATAATTCTGGACTGTTTCCACCATTCGTTTCCTTTTCCATACAATACCGGGGATGTCAGTGCCTCTCTTAATATTTCTCCGCCATTTGCAACCAGTTCTTCAATCTTTTCAGGTTCAAATCCCAATGATCTCAACCGTTCTCTATGTGATTCATCAACATCTCCTTCTTTAAACCTGGATCGTATAGGCATCTTGTTAAGCAGCTCTGTTTCCCCATATAACTCATTCATTTCGGGTGTGTTGATTGCATTTACGGATTGCATCCGCTCGTCCATGTTCTCATATGCCGCACCATAATTAACAGCAGATGACATCAATTGCTGTCTGAATCTAAACTTTCCTGGTATGGCAGCCACACTTTCCGGTAATCCCATCTTTGTTATAATTTCAACAGCTCTTCCACTACCAAGCAACGATCCAAATGCAGCAGCAGACTTTCCGGGAGTAAATCCTGGAACACTATGTTTTGCTATTTTTATCCCGGCAAACGATTCATATACTCCATTAAGCAACGAGTTTAATCCGGACTCCGATATTTCAGACTTCGATTCCTGTAACTTCCTTGCATAAATAGGATCTCCGGTTGTAGGATCAAACCCAACCTGTTTAATTGCACCAACCACATTTCGTTCTATACTTTTCTTTCCAGTCAATCCTTTTGCCACATTACTAAGTCCAAGCCATGTTCCCACAAGGCCATGTCTATGATAATCCCTAATCCACATCTCCGGGTTTGCATCAATAACATCAGGTGAAATTCCCAATGCACCAAAATAATTCTTTACCTCGTTTATATCGGTAGGCAGACTCTTTACCCTATTAAATATGTCAGATGTTGCAGATTCTACATTTCCCTTGTTTATATCCCCTTTAACAAAGTGCCCCACAGATTTCATCAGGTATTCGGGAGATGCTTCATACATCTGTCTGAATGCCTTTACAATTGAAAAATCCCCGCTTCTTATTTCCGGAATATATCCAATTCCAATCTTGTTGTCCTTGCTGTATGCACTGGCATATTTAGCATATGATCCGCCCTGCCCAGGTTTGTTTCGATATGCATCAGATACATACACCCGGTTGGATCTAAACATCCCAAGTCTTCCGGCTACACCCTTTGCATACATCCTTGCAATTGGATTAATCCCGGATTTTACATCGGTCTTTGCAGTTCCGGATAATGCATCTGCAACTGCTTTATAAATGTCTATTCCGTGGTTTGTATGCAGATAACTTGCTATTTCTCTTTCTGCTTTTAGATTTACTTCCTCTGCAATTTCTCCTTTTTTTAGTTTTACTCCTACTGCTGCTGCCTTTTCCAATATTCCTGTTTCGTGCTTTTTTTTAATATCTAAAATATTATTGTCGCTTAGGTAATTCATCACTGCATTTTGGGATTCATCAGACGGTGACAAATAACTTTCAACATATAACTTCCCATCATTTCCCTTTTTAACCCTGGTTGCTATAATATTCCGTCCTTCCATGAAATCCTGAACACTAGGCGGTGGCCTAAACATTGATCTCTTTGCATGCTCTATCTCATCAATCTTATTTATAAAATCAATCTGATCCTTGGATGCTCCAATATTCTTCAGGTTCTTAAGATCATTGTGCTCTCCATAATACTTAGATACCACTTCATACAGTGCTAGTGCATCTCCAGCACCATACCTAAGAAACCACTTATCAAAATCTTTGGTTTTGGATGTCTCAACATTATAGTTAAATCCAAATCCAGACCCAGACAACTTCTTAGGCAGATATTTTCCCAAAGATCTCAGTACAAATGATGCCAGAGAATTTCCCATTTCTGGATTAGCAAGCAAGTTTGCCTTCCCAAGTCTGGATGCCAATGCAACTGTATCATGTGCTGTAACTTCCCCCCCTGAATTTGTCAATGCCAGATTAAACCCATCCCTGGTGAGAAAGTCCATATCAAACATTCTATTATGGTAATATGAATGCACGTCATCCCGGTTTAACAACGACCCTATCTTATTTCTAAGATATGTCATATCCGCTTCGTTTTCTCTAAATGCATTAACCGCAATAGTATGTACACCTGATCTAGATGCAATTTGAATAGTCCCGGGTTTTCCGGCCCTAGGATTTACCTCGGTATCCACAGCAAAAGTTTTATCCAGCATGACATGTTGCATCATGTCATTAAGCTCTTTGCGATCACTCACCAGCTTAGGATTAACAAGTATGATGTCTTCATCGGCCCCATACTCCTTTATGGCATCCTTATATCGCGTTCTAATGTGCTCAAGATTCTCATCGCCTTTCTTTGCGGCGTCAAGCAAGATCTTAACTCTTACATTATCATTGATATTTTTTTTAGGATCCACCATAAAATAAAACCTCTAATATTAATTACTAGAATTTGATTCTTTCCTAGTATTATTAACTATGTAGAGGTCAAACAACAATCGCCTATACCAATCTTTAGGATCGTCCCATCCAAAAATAGAAGTTGGCCTTATATGATATCGCTCACCTATATCATTGAGGCTATCCATCAGACTGTTTACTCGTTTCTGTTCTTGTCCTTTCTCTTTAGACGCCATCACCGACAAGTAACCGAAAGGGCGTAACGCCACTATTACACCTGTTGTATAGCGCCATAAAAATCCCAAACATGTCAGCAGGAGGCATCTTATCAAACGGTAGTCCTTCTACAACCACGGCACCCGGTTTATTCAGTATATTTTCGCACCATGCTTTAAATGCCTCGAATAAATTTCTCCAGTTTGCATCAGACCACCTAGGCGTTCTAACCTTTGTCATCACCGGAATGGGATCTCCATCTTCATCAATCTTAAACGTCCCATCTTCATTTGTCTTAAATACTGGAATTCTCTCTGCTCCTTCGATAATATCTCCGTTTTCATCCCTGGGATATTCATATTTTGGAACTCTCTCATCCTCAAACTGCATGTCCATAGGAACTCCTTTAGACATCAAAATAAAATGATCAGGTGCAAGATTCCCAACAGGCTCCTGGATCTTATATACGTTTCCAGTGGATGGAATAAGTACCTTCATAATATTATCTTTGCATTCGATAATCTGTCCAGATTCTTTATCAAAACCCATAAGATATAATGATATTACCTGGATATCAATATATCGAAAAAAAGTAATTATGTTACTGCTGCCACAGTAATACTGAAATCAGCACTTGTAGGTAGTGCAGCTTTCCAATTCACGGTCTTTTCCCACATATTCCGGTTCTGGACACTCCGGTTAAAATCAGTAACAACACATTTAGCTATCGTAACAGTCAAAAGCAGTCCATTTGTCGCACCGCTACCAGCCGGCCTATAGAACTTCAACTTCAATTCTCCAGAGGCCATCGTGTTTGCCAGACTACCATCAAACTCCGTATGACCTGAATCGAGAGCACCGCCAATTGAGGACCCATTAATGATCTGACTTACGAGATCCCATTCACCAGCTCCAATATCCATAGTTCCTGAAAGGTTGCTCATACCGTTAATATACAAGCCCTGCAAAAACTGTGACCCCAAGAACCTGTAATCCTGAGCATATTTTCTCTCAGCCTTAACAGTAATTCCTTTGGTCTGTAAGACAGTTCCTCCAAATGTCAACACTGCATTATAATATACTGACATCGGAAAACTTGTCCAGGTTGGTTCCGTTGGTGCAGCCGATAATGCCCCATGAACTGTTATAGCCCGTCTTCCAATCCATGCAAACTTAAGCTTGGCGTAATCTTCTACCTTACAGCTTATTTCCATGGACGTCATCCCGACACCGGTATAATATGTGGCAACCCCGGCATTATCATTTGCCTGCTCATCATACACAAGCAACGTGCATGTGGTAAGCGGGATATTCGTCATATAATAAGTACCGGCGGTTGTTCCACTAGCTTGAACCCCCATGAAACAACTAATCAGATTAAGAGTCCCAGGATCAGTCCTAAGTGTTCCATCAATATTACCGGTAACAGCATATCCACCACCGTCTATTTCACCCGGTGCCATAGTATCCATGTTCTCTTCTGATATAGGAGTCCTGTTCACCCCATCAGTATCAGCACTACCCCTGAACTTATAATAAGTTCCGGCGATATCAGTTCCGATGGTGGTTACTCCATAATCAGAAGTAGAATTTATTGCAATTGCAACCAATCTATCTGTCATTTATTTTCACCCATGACTTACTAATTCCCTAAACGATACAGTCATTACGGATCTATACGATGTTCCTAAATCTATTATTTTTACTTTCCCAAACATAAAGCTAGATACATGAAGCACTCCGCTTAACTTAACGGTCTTCTCAACATTTTCCACCATTCTCCTTACCTGGAGCCTAAGATTTGTATCTATTTTCTCCTCCCATTGTATAACCAGTGTGTTCCACTGAATATAGTCCTCCGTAGTTTCAAGTTCAAGATCTACATCCGTATAATATATGGCACACTCGTTTGGTGCCATACTATCCTTCTTTGAATAAAATATCTTATATCCTAAGTCCTTAAGACACTTTCCAATCAAACTCTTATACTCGTCAACATTTTCTTCCATACTTAAAACCGTGTAAGTGATCTTGTACTTTCCACTCCTCTATTCAGATATGCCTTAACAACCTCACCAGAATTGCTAAATGCATGTCCTTCCTTATCCTCATAACCAGCTCCCTTTATATCCGCAACATACCCTGCAATCCTATCGCTCTCCTCCCTACACCTATTCGTAAATACAGTATCCCATCGTCTCCAATACTCCGCGCTAAATCCTTTCCATTTTCCACCTTTTTCCATAACCCCAGAAAATGGATCATAATGCATCCCATCTCTTCCAGGAACACCATGAGACAACGCCTTAATAAGCTGAACGGAAGTCCCATTTGGATTTTTCTTCACAACATTTTTTAACCCCAATATCCCCATATTTCTAGCGTTTATTGTAGGCTTCAACAATGCATTCTGAAGCACAGACGATTTAGATGGCGACACCAGCTTAAATTTAGATCCTTTCTTAAACAGACTTTGATTTTCACTCCGTCTAAAATAATATTTTACCCGGTTGTTCCAAAAAAATATCAGATTATCTCCGGCCATTAAAAGTGCCAATCTATAATCATCATAGTCCACGCTACCCAATAACCCCGGATTCCCATATTCATACACCTTAAGTATTTCTGTCATATCGGATCAGCAACAGATTTTGTGAGTCCAAAACAACATACCGTTCGTTTAGACATCACTTTCATATCAATAGTTAACTCATCTGTAAGCGGAAATGACGTCAACATCTGAATCATACCTTTTGCCGTAGATCTCAACATCGCTGCTTTGTTCATGTTTGCAGCAGGTAAATATCCCAATTCTGGTTCTACCAATGTTGTCCATGTAACATATGAATAAAACGTAGTTAATGCTTCAACTGCATCATAAACCTGATCATCAGTAGCATCAGAATCAGCAGGCAGATAAAAGTTTACAAATGAATAAGCTCTTCTGGCGTCATTCCTTACAAATTTTTCATCAAGATATGACTGAGTTATTCCATGTAAATTATCAATAACCCGATCGACTATAATAGAGAGATCCATAATGGATCCCTCCTTAACTAGATGCTCTTGTAGCTCTAGTCTGACATACGCCACTTAACAAAATAATCCGGTTATTCTTAAGTCTATCAGTAGTGCTATTCGGCATAGCAAGAGTCGAGTACATCTGAGTTACATAGAACTTGTTACCGGTTCCGTACTCTCTTGCATACTCAACAAGCGGAATATCTCCACCCATATATATCATATGAAGTGCAGTCCACTGTCCTGGAAATACCAACATTGCTTCTGCGTCAAGTTGCCTGGTTGGAATAAATGTGACTCCATATTTCTGCTGAACCCATTCAATAGGACTCATACCAAGCATGGTATATTCGTTTGGTCTTGCAGGCTGATTCATAAATGCCCAAAGCTCAGCAGGATAAAACAATATTCCACCTTTTAAATCAACCACATTCATATAGGTAGTCGAAAGAGCAAATGCCATAGCTTCAGCAATATCCTTAGGCAAGTTGCTCGAAACCGGGTCATCCCAATAAGCAGACACACTAACCGTCTTTCCAGCAGCAGCTTTTACAACGGTCTTTATCTCCTTATCTTTTGCCCATGCCAGACCTCTTGCAATTGCAGTCATGGTATATGGCATCTGGATATTCATCTGGTTTCTGGCATTTGCTTCATCAGTCGTCAGAATGATATCCTGGAACTTTTTCATGCTCCCATAAAACTCTGCCCAGCTAAGTTTCTGGTAATCAGCAATTGTTCCTTCTGTTACCTGTTGAGGATCAAGCCTCTCAACCGTGGGAAATGTCATCCCATAACTCAGCTGATCTATTCCCTGAACTACAACAGCTCTGCCCATTTCAAGCATTGTTTCAGCTTCGGTATATAAAATCCGCTTAACAATGTCTTTTTTCATTGCGTCCTTATCAGAAGTTAACGCACCAAATTTAAGCACCATAATTAGCTCTCCTTCTGGACATCAACCCAGATAAGCATAAAGTCAGCATCAAGTCCAGCAGTCCCCAAGCTATCAGTGTTTGCATCAATCGCCCTCAATGCATACCCAATAGACCAGGTTGCACCAGAAACAGCAGACAGTTTATCATGCTCACCGTTTGCATAAATTGCAACTTTTTCTCCTATCGCAATTGCTGCATGTCCGGCACAAAGCGGAACTGATATTCTCTGCCCTCTTTCATATCTATTTACAGAACATGGGACATCGCTCTGATAACTACTCGAAGTCTGATATTCATATGGTATCCTCGGATCTACCGTAGACAGATATGCAAACCCCACAGGCACATCATTTTTATCTGCAAGTGTCACATAAGGATCTCCGTTTTCATCAACCTCGCTTGTTTTAAACGTCACTGCTGTTCCAGGCCAATACACAGCAGAGTCTACAAAATACATCCTCCTTGGAGCATCTTGCAGAGTTCCACCAGTACTGATCTGCTGATCGTTGCTTATTGGCATCACCATAATTTACAACCTCACTGATACATTTCCGGAAACATTTCCGTATAATGTTTGTCTCCAAACCCAAGTTCTGTCATAGTTTTCTCAAATTCCATCCTAGAAGCTTTCGAAGATTCACCACCACCAAGATTCTGTGGAACACCGTTTAACTTGATCAAATCCAGTCTAAGATCCTTTGTTTTGGTCAGAAACTCAATAGTGCCCTTCTTCGAAGCTCCAGCCGGAATCAATGACATTGGATCGGACACACCAAACCCTTTAATCTGATTTACAAGGGCCTCGATCTTTTCGTCCATCATACCATCAAGCATGGCGCCCTGTTCATCAAGTCTGCTTTTTAAAGCATCTACTCCCGGATCAGAACCCCCATCTTGCTTTATAGTCTTCTTATCTACATTATCACCGCCTTTAGATTCCTCCTTCTTACCACCATCAGAAACACCAGGAGTAGTATTCCCTCCAGCGGTAAGAAACGGCTTTAATGCATCTATTGTCATACTAACAATCTTATTATAATCTACCTCTACCGGTGCTTGTTCTGCCTTCTTTCCCCCGTCGAACAACCCGGCAAACTTATCCTTAGCATCATTTCCAGACTCCTTTTTCTGATCTTGTCCGGAAATATTTCCAGCATTTCCATCTGTCTTGTCTGCCCCTTTTTCTGGAGCTTCTTCAAATTTTTCGAACATAAAATTCACATCATTTTTCATCGCAGAATTGGGAATATAACAAAGTGCAGTAAGAGTTCTATCAGCATTTCCTTTTGAATCAATTAATGTACTAAATTCTGGAGAGCACTCGTTATCCCCGCTTACAATTGCCTTTTGCGCATCCAAATTATACACAAATCCTTTATGGGCAATTTTACTGCTGTCTTCTGATATTCCAAAGCTCATTGCATATCCATCGGGTTCACTCCGATCTCCTCTCCTGCCATGCAGATCTACATAAATCGGAATTAATCCCTTTGGAATTCTGTCATAGATCTTCCTTACATCAGAATTAGTGAAAGTAGAGACATATGGCTTATTATCAACGACATTGTTTCCGTGCCAAGTACCAGCTTTGACAACATCGCCTTCAGAAAGCAAAACGTCTTCCTGTTTCCACTGGAATACCATAATTAGGCTATGAAATTTCCATGATAAAAAAGAAATGGGTAATTACGTTGCGCTGACAGACTTTTCAGCCTTGCTCATACCTGCAACAGTAGGTCTCTGATTTGCACTCTGTGGTGTATCCGGATAGTTCATCTCATTCTTCATACTACTTGCCGCATTTACAGCACCAGGCATCTTATCATAATCCTTTGGATCTAAATGTGAATGTCCGGTCTCATTCCTACATTCATCGATCGTATAACAATTTGTAGATGCCATTGCAGCACCTCTCTTAATCTCATCCAACTCAGTTGTAGCAAGCTTAAACTCCAATTTAACCTTTAAATAATCAACAGGATACCCTTTGTTATATGCCTGAAGCCTTTTTTTCATATTTTCCAGTATTGGTATTGTTGCCCTTCCAGCCAAATGCAAAATCATAGTGTTGGTGTAGTTTGCAATGGTAAGCTCACTAGCATAACTATTGCCGGAAACCCCAGTAACAATGCTCTTAGGTATCGCAATTGCACCCCATACCTGATCAGAGATCTGTGTCAACAAATCATTTGGTGCCATATATCCGGCGTTTGCATGCTCCAACGGCTCAATAGTCACTGTATCTAATGTAACATATCCCTGATCAGGTGCCTTTGCACTAACTTCAGCAGCATATGCTTTTATAACCTTATCTGCTGCCTTTATCGACTGATCCACAACGCTGTCCATATCAGACCCAGGAAATTTATCCAGGCTAAACATCTCAGAATTCAACTTATGGTGATCCCTGGGAACATTTGCCCATCTCCACATTGCATCAATGGCAATAATAATTGATTTTTGCCAAACTGGAATAATAGCACGCTGCAATGGACTAACCGGATACAATCCATATGTCAGCCTGCATAATCTATCTTTTGCCCATAACGGAATATCCCGCATCTTAACAATATAGCATTCAGACACCGGATATTTGTCCATTAAGTCTGGCACCGGTTCATTGACACAAACTATATTTGCCTTTGTAATAACCTGTTTCTTTATATCGGTAGGAGGAGTTGTTATTCTGCTTTCATAATCAAGAAACGTAATTAAACTATTTGGCAAAATATCGATATCATACGTTCCTGGATCTTCGTGAAGCACCAGTAATCCATACATCGACAGCACCCCACCGTATGTAGCTGCAACCGAAGACAAATCATTCTTAATTTTGAGATAATTTGCTCTTCTAACCATCTCATCTAACTTTTTCTTATCCGGTGGAGGTCCATCAGTAAACATTTCTTCATTCGAACATGCTTCAAACCCTATAAATGCCTGTCCACACATCGTGGAAACTCTATCTATCCCACCTCCTACAGCATCATCATAGCAATACATATCCTGGAAAATTTCTTCTTCTTGTTTCGTATCCCAATCAGAAAACAAATTAATTACAAAATTTACAAAAGAATTGGATTGCATTCTGGCACCCACACTTCCACCAGGTGCCTGTCTAACCCTTGCAAATCCCGAAAACACCTCTCGTATATGTTTAATCAGTCCCATATCCAAATATTAAACACAAGAACTGATATAGATGTTGGAGCACAATCGTAACCGTTGAGATAATTTAGCAACCCTTAAGTTACAAGACATCTTATACTTATTTCCACAAACAAACCAAGCAGGAGAAATCAATTTCCTTTCTTCTGTTTAAGCAAGATCATTTGCGCAATTAGTGGTTGATTTGTGTTCTATTCTTATTACCTAATGATTCGCGGCGAATCTACATTCAAGACACAAGTTGCTCCAGGATTCAAATCAATCAACTTAAATATCAACCCAACTTACTCTGTATAGACAGGGTCTATAAGAGTGGTCCCCTGTCAATCTCTTTTAAATTATTTGAAGCCCGATATACGGCACTACAGTTGATTCGACCTCAAAATTCGTTAGGAACCAGCAGACGCCTGCCACAGTATCCGACTGATCTTTATACTGGTTCCAGGCATGATCTACCACATGTCCGCGTTTGCCTTCCTTAACTATGAGCTGATCGGCTTCGTCCTTTAGTTCTTTATCGTAGCACAATCGCATCGGGTGTGGTGCGTTAGGGCTTTGATAGGACCTCCAGGTATCATAATCGGATTTAGTCACGAAATGCTGTTCTGGCTTAATTCCATGCTTTTTCCAGACTCGCTCCAGGATTTCAGTGAACATCCAGGTATCAAAGCAAAAGTATCGGACATTACATCTTGGGATTGCTTCATTTATAAAGTCCCAGACATCAGACGGCATGATAAACGGGTCGCCCGTTTTCTTCTTAAAATATGTTGTGCCGTCTACCACCATTCCTTTAAATGGCACCCTACAGCCAACGGATATCCCAAATTTATCTGATCTTGCAGCCGGATCTATGTACATGACATGGGGGTATTGAAACTTCGGACGGACCTTTTCCTTTAATATGTTAGTCAGGGTCTCATCCATGAATATGCCTTCAGGAAACTGCATGCCACCTGCCATTTCGGGTTTGCATCCAAAGTCTCTCCACATCGCAATCATATCATGGGCATATCGCTTACATAATTCCGGGAATGAAAAGAACGGATCTGGATTTAGTTCCCATACGGGCTTATTAAATCCAATTGTGTCGGTTCCATTTATGCCAAATTCCTCAATACGTTTTTGTGCTACTCTTACCAATGACAAAATTGGACCGGATATAGACTTTGGAGACGAAATTGCAACCAGATGCCCCCATTCTCTTAAGGTGTCCCTGGATTTTGTCATCCTGGAATATACCTCCATTCCAGACCGTTTAGAAGTAGATTCCTCAAAATAATCTATTTCGTCCAGCAATACGCAGAAGTTGGTCCTGCCAACTGCTGTATTCATCCAGGAACCTAATACCTGGGCATACACTTGTTTATCATCAACACTGATTTGGGGTATAGGAGAGGTCACAGATCTTATGTCAAACCACTGATTCATCCATTCGCTTGCTTCAATGGCATTTAGCATGTGCGCATAAATTCCATCCTCCGCAAGCTTCCCGCTGGTACTCATGCAGGTGGCAAAAAGCTTCTGTGAATTTTTAACCCCGAAGAACTTTTGTGGTTCTGGAATAGTCACCACGTTAAAAAAGTCATATGACCCAATCATTGCAGCCCACATAGTTTTTCCACTACGCTGGCCCGCTGATAGATATGCATCTCTTATCGGCATTAAACTGGCATCATAAATATTCCGGTAAAACAATCTCAGGTATTCTTCCTGCCAGGGGAACAGATCTCCAAATCCCAAAATATTTTGGACCGCCCAAACCGGATCTGATTTCCCCTTAATCAAATCCAACTTAAACCGGATCAGATCTTTCCCGTCTAAAGTCTCCCCGGGCTTTATCTTAAACTCATTAAACTCTTTTTTGGATTTTGTCAAGACCTATCACGCCAGAAGTTTCTGTTCTCCGTATACAAACCCTTCCATTTCAGCAATTGCAATTTTCTTGCATTCCGGACATAATTTCATCATAATAACATTAGTCAAATTATCAATATTATTTTGGACATTTGTTATCTGTATTTGTGGAGCATCTTTCTTAATTATGCCTGCTATTTGTGCCCTGGACACCAGTTGCTTCTCAATTACATCCATCAGTTTAAGCACCTTGTCTAACTTCGACGGATCTAGTTCCTTACTCACTATCATTTCATCCATCCAGATCTCACAAATATGAGAAAATCTAAGCAGCTTATTCTTTAGATGTTCTGGTGTATTAGGGTCGCCGTCGGCATCCAATCCAGATGAATGTTTGTATATGTGTTCATTTACTTCTTCCACAGATATGTCAAATTCTTTAGCACACTCCATAGAAGACTTTTCATTCGATAAAATAAGCCTGCTCCATGCATCCGCCTGGATAGGACTTCGACACAATGGACAGTTCTCATCATATGGCATGAGACAGTATTTGTGGTTCAATGTTTAAATAACGCAACCCGACACACCACGCAACTGCCAAAATACATTGGGAGTCTCATGAATGATTTCGCTTACAAAGAAAACCATTACCATGCAATATTGACAAATGTTGTATCGGGATAAAAAATAAGCAACCTGCAAACTTTGCAGATAATTGCAGATAATTGATTTAAACTACACGCGAAATGTTTTCAATCCTGACAATATTATACACAATTCGGGATATTACGCCACCGGTGGTATATTTGTTCCGTTTGGATACCACAAATGCAATGTTGGAACGCGAATTGTCTACAAATTTTAGGTCTATGGTTAAGGGGATCTCTCCGTCAAATTCCACAAGGTCGCCCCCAGTAATACAGATTGTTCCCATCGTTGCAATGGCATCAGCGCCAATGTTGCCGATCTGATCAAATAATATTGACATGTGTTTTGCCTCACATTTGTTGCCATTTATAACGACAGAAGTATAATATCCTGGAGCAAGAACTGGCATGACATGATCTCTTGGAAAATCAATACTTTTGCCTAATAGTATAAGGTTTTGATCTAATATTTCCCTCTCTAGGTAAAAAGTCGCATAATTTTGGGGAATAAAATCCATAAATATACTTGAAAATCTACCTTTAGGAACATGAAATCTACTCACAGAATATGCAGGATGGACACCGTCCGGAATTAATTCATTCCGCAATAACTCCATAAACTCCGGTCTAATTGCACCACCAAACTTCAAAGTCCATGGTTCTCTCGCTCTGGTCTCAATAGACACGTCAGTTATCCCCATGTAACTATTGCCGTATTTGAACGTCATACACGAATGTATGGATGTCCAGCATTATAATGATTGCGTAACGAAACCCCGGCAAAAATAGTGATAATATCAAGAAATTATTTCTTCGGCCTTTTCGGCTTTTTACATCCCATAACATAATGTGGGTAAGATAGGTGATAAACTCGACTGCAATATATAATAACGATATATATGTTTTGTTTTTTATAATAATTGGTAGATTTAGTGAAATTTTTTTTTATCCGGGTAGAAGGTGAGGATGATTTGTGATATTATGAGGCTATATAGATGCTTTTTTTCTTCCATTCATATAGCCAGAGTATCACTGGAGAACAACATGACAAGACGAGAATACAATCTTAAGATTGAGTGGTTATTTGCACTCAACATGGTATTGATGAACATAGCATTATGGGTGGGATGTATTGGGCTGATTAAATGAAGCAGTTGGTTTTAGATGCTTACTTAGCATCATGTAGCACCTCTGTGTGGAGAGTAACCATAGAGATGTTTAACGGTGGCAAGAAGGTAGAATACTGTCAGGGTAACACCTGGCTAGACGTTTACCTACAGTATCGCACTGTGGGTAAAATAGTCAGGGAGTTAGTACACACCTAACTCTCATCGTTTCCCAGATAGCATGGCAGAATCAATCTGTCATGCCTGGAGAAAAATAAATGAAAACAGAAAAGAAGTTCGACATGGTGTATGTAGCACCATGCGGTGATAAATTTACGAACCCATGTTTTATGTGTTACTGGCATGGGCCGGCGTACGACACAAGATCGTGTGGGTATCACTGCGGCAAAAGCACTGGTTGCTGTGCGGCGGGTCTAATGACATGCACACACCCATTAGGGTGCAGCATAGATGGAAGGCACTTTGTGCCTAACATCTAATCCTTTTTAACCCAGATAGGGTAGCAGATGACAACCTGCTATCCCTGGAGAAAAGAAAGAAATGAATGGAAACTTGAAGGGGTATATGATTGTATCCTCAAAGAAAGCAGCAGTCAAGTTTCATAGCAAACTTGCTGTGAAGCAACAGTATGTAGAATACAGCATTTCAAAGAAGCTCAACGATATAGTGCTTGTTAAGCCTGTAACAATCAAGGAAGCCTCAAGAAGGCTTAAGCTTGCAGATGTGGTGTCATACAATGGCATCCATCTTACTATAGAGAAGATAGTAGAACAGCACTCATTAGACTTTGTAATAGAAGGCAAATGGGTTAAATCAACCCATTTTTAACACAGATAGGACATCAGCATGCTAGACTGATGTCCCTGGAGAAGAAAATGGAAGACCGAGAAATACAGGTGCATGGATCACAATCCACACTTGTCAAGCAACAGGATGTGCTTAGGATTGGCACTCCTGGTAAAGGGGGAAGTATGGACATACACGGTGATATCAGTGATATTGCTGACTTCAAGAGTAAGATTGACAACGCAAAGATTGCACTTGAGTATGCAAGACAACAGCTTGAGGTGAAGTAAACGATTAACTGCAATGTAGACGAGTATCGAGAGTATCTTGCAGATAATGCAGATACCGACGAAAAGCGAGAAGAATACGAAAGGATGTCTGATGGAGAGATATTAGACATCTTTTGGTCCGGTTATGAGGACCATTGCTATGAAGTAGAAAGAGATCGTCGTCTTTGTGAAGAAGACGATTACTAACCCTTATTTTTGGAGAAGTAATGAGAAGAAAACTAGAAACAGAGGTTGCATATCTACGGAATATGTACGCTTTGCTACCAGAAAATGATAGGTTTAAAGAATTTATCGGTCATTCAATCGACTTGGTAGAATTCTATACAAAACACGGCAATAGAAGGAAAGCATGGAAAGTAATTGATAAGTTTTATACAATGTAGACCTTATCACTCTAATTTTTTAACGGGCAGATAGCATGTCAGCCCATGTATGACTGATATGCCTGCACCAGGCAGTAACTTGGATGGAGAAAGAAATGGCAGCAGAACTCAATTCAGTTAAGGTCTCAAAGGACGACCTTGCAAAGGCAGTAGAATTTCTGACTGAATACCACATCGATCTAGAAAATCAGATCAATGTTGGATTAGATCTGGCAGAAACAACTATTGCACTGTGTGATACCCTGGAGAATCACGTATTATCAGTTGTATCTAGACAGAGAACAACTAGGAAAAACAGTGGTGATCTCCTTGGAGTTATTACAATAGACAGTCTAGTCAATGACATCAGATATTGTGAGAATCTACTCACAAAGACTGAAGCGTTCGGTAACACAAGACTGTCTGTCAAGACTATGAAAACAATCCGAAAAGATTGTGAGAAAATTAAGACCATAGCATTATCGATCAATGTAGAAGCATTGATCCAAAGTGCTAGGAATGAAATCTAACTTTTTTAAGACATTAATTCCCTAGATTGGGTAACAGAACATTCTGTTATCCCTAGAGGAAAAGAAATGAAACTAACGAAATCCAGCAAGAGAATTGCTGATGTAGTCACTGTAGGACTGATTGCAGTGTGTATTGCTGCATTCACCCTGTCTTACAGCAGCCTGGTAATAATGGGGCTAGAACACGGATTATCATATCTATCCTATCTGTGGCCTCTATGTCTTGACTTGTTCATGGTGATTGGTTGCCTCACTGTTATCAGGTTCAGTATGCTCAAGGAGAATACCATATTCCCGTGGGCTATTGTGGTAGCAACTACAGCAGCATCGACTGCATTCAATGTGGCAAGTGTCTGGTATACCCAGAATCCACTTACCATGTGTATGTATGTGGTCCCGCCGGTGACCGTCTTTGCATCATTAGAATTCTTGATTATGATAATCAAGATTGAGCAGAAGCATAGTCCGGCGGCATCAAGAAAGCCAAGGATGGTAAAAGCAGATGATTAAGATTGGAACGAGAGTTGTAAACCAATACACACTCTCTCCTAAATGCGGTCTTCATGGTAAAGTTATAAGATCTAGATATGGCAAGGATTGGGAGCATTACTGGGCAATGGTCCAGTATGATGATGGAACTGAAGACACTGAAATGAATCGATATCTGATGAGAGAATAACCCTCTACTTTTTAGAAGTCGGTTCAATCCGGATAGAGGATTCCATCCCTAGAGTAAGCATCTAGGGTATGGAGAAAAGAAATGGAAAAATTCAAGTTTCTAACAGGAGACGTGAACTGGAAGGACTATGGCGGAAAATGGTATAGATACGATGGATGTTCATGTTACACGATCATTGAATTTTGTAATATGCAAGATTGCTGTGATAACATATCAAACGGCAAATACTTAGTTATAGTAAGAAACATAGATTTGTCATCTTTATCGTATACAGGTGTGTCTAATGCATCAAAGACGTGTGGAGAGCCAATTAAAGAAGTGATGAAGGATCAACTATTATTACTTGAAGTCTGCGATTCATACGGTCTGTCTGATAATATAGATCATAGATATGGCAATAACTATACTGCATTGCTGAAGTGGGCTAAATCTCTATAATCCTCCTTCTATTTTTCCCGGATCTGGATAGGTAATCAATCCTATCCACTGGAGAAGAAAAGAAATGGAAAACATCTGTAAGGCTGTGTATGAAGCCGTAAGGTCAGAATACACGGCAGACAGCAGGAGAACTATTGTATCTCCTGAAGATATCCTGGCATATAAGCAGGTATCCAGGATATCTGGACAAAAACAGGAGCACGTCTTGGTACTGACTCTTGGTGCTGATTCAAAGGTTATCAGGTGCAGAATCATTACCAAAGGATTGATGAATCATTCATTGGTCCACCCACGTGAGGTATTCCGGGAAGCAATAATGGATAATGCACACAGCATAATTATTGTGCATAATCACCCAAGCAACTGTCTCACACCAAGCAGTGCAGACATAGAAGTTACCAAGCAGATTGTCAATGCTGGTAAGATTATTGGAATAGAACTGCTAGACCACATAATAGTGGCAAAGGCAGGGATAGCATCGTTAAGAAGACTAGGATGCATATGATTAGATTAACATGTCCTTATTGCGGAGAAGATGAGAACCTAGAAGACACCAGCTGTGGATCTGGTTACATCCACTTCATCTGTCACAACTGCGACAATGAATTTGACTGGAGCGTTGATTAAATGAGATTTAGAATCTATTACCACAGTTACGCCGATGTTGAGGCCAATTCGCCAGAAGAAGCATTGAACATCGATACATCGGAACAGATCATGAAATACCTTATGGCTTGTCAAGTAAGGTTAAGGGATAACGATCAAATTATATGAAAAACCACACCACAACCATTTTGGTTCTAATCCCATGGATACTATCAATTTGTATCCTATTGTATAGTTGTTGAATAACTTTTGGCAATGAGGTTAATTCTGAGCCTACTGGAGAAGAAAACATGAAAGAAGAAATAGAAATATATGGTGCCGGGGCAGTTTTATGCCCAAGCTGCCAGTATGGATTGATAACAAAAGCCTATAATATAACATTTTGGGTATATGCACATGGCACTACAGACTGCAATGCTCACAGTATATGTCCATACTGTGGAGAAACTGTTCTTATAACATCTGGTTCTGATGTCGTTCACTACAGATTTGAAGATGCTGCGTGTATGGCAGCACCTTTAGTTGTAGTAGATCGATAAATTCTCTTATTTTTTGGTTCATTGCTCCAAAAATAGGACTCTCTTGGGAAATGAGGTTAATTCTGATCCCAGGAGAAGAAATGAAAACAACCATAATTAGTAGAGAGGTTGCTCTCAAGAAGAACATCTATAACATCCTCCCAAAGGAGAAACTTTTTGATGACCTTGGGTGCGTTCATTGGAGCACGATGACCGGGAAGATGTTTGGAAAGCGTGCAATTGGTCGGCCGATGACCGACAGATGTCAACCCAGACACGAAATACCAGGATGTATTTGCCAAAAGTGCTATGCAACACGGATAAATCAAATATATCCTGCTGTTGGACAGGCACTACAACGCAACCGAGATCTGTCCCCGGAAGATGTATATGATCATCCTCCTGTCTTTCATTTAAATAATGATCTTACTTGGAGATCTAATTGGAATGGAGATTATCAGGACGAACGAGATGTTCTTGTGGATTTTGCCATATGTTCTGTTGTAAACTATGCAACATGTACATCGTGGACTAAAAATCCAGACATAATTGAGAGAGTTGAAAGCAAAATGCCCTCAAACTACACGTTTGTTCATTCTAACCCGATGATAAACGATGTGGACTTCGACAGGCATCCACTGTCGCGGGCATCATTCAACATATTCACAGCAGACTTTGCAATTGAAAATGACATAAATATCAATTGTATTGGTGCATGCAGGCTATGTAAGCGTTGTTATGGAGAACAAAAACATAAGCCAAAAGTGGTCAATGAGTTGCTGAAAAGCGATGAGGCCAAGTATTTAAAACTTATTGGAATTATACAATGAGGACAATCATAGAGGACTACCTGTTTGAGGAGATCGAACAGGAGTTTGAGAAGTCGAGCACAATTATATCACAAATAAAGTGTAATTGTGACGGAAAAATGAATAGGAGTCGTATTGACAGCCTAATTTCAATACATAAAAAGATTGTGGAGGTAAACACATCACTCACTAGGTTATACCAGTGGACAAGATCCTTCAGATAACAATTTTTTAATCAAATAATACGACAGTAAAAAAAATACACAAATTATTAACACACTACACTAATACCAATTGGTATAAGTGTTACTGCAATTTTGTTAAGTATATATACTTAACACCACCTGATTCATCAAAAACCAGTTTGCGCAATTATTATAGCGATAGCTAACGCGCTAAAGCCGCATTCTTCAATCTACCCCAGCAATAGCCATGCTTTATAAGTTAAACCAATCCAGCCATGTTTTACATTAGCGCGGCTTTAAATCAAAAATAAAAACCAAGCCCAAATCAGCCCCAAAATAGTTGTCAACCAGTCCGGACAAGTCAAGAAACGGCATATACACTGCTTATTCATCATTCCGACCTATAATTAACGTCACACTCCCACTATTTCCACTGGAAAATACGCCCATTCTGTCCTTATTTCAATCCAAGCCCATTCTGCCAGTTGCAACTAGTTGCATCCGTATCTCACTTATTTCACCAATCCAGATTTAAATCATCAGTAGAATATAAAATTGAATTAGTAGCACAAATCTATCACGATTCTACATTTTCCGAAATCATCCCAAACATATAAATACTACAAAAATTGAAATTTTCTCAAAAAAGTGCGGTATCAAATAAGCGAAAACAAAACTTAACTTAACTCAAAAAACATTGAGTTAGCATCTATCCAACCATTTTCCACACGCGCAACACCACGCCAGACTCGCGCCTATTTTATCCATCACAAACTATATTACAAAACCAACGTAGATAAATCGATATCCGGCTTCATCACGATGCGTGTGCGCTCCATAAATCATTAAATAAACCATATTTAAATAAAAGTATTAATATTAAAGCCAAATTGAACCCCGATTCAAAAGTATAACAAAATCACACTAAAAAAAAATTAGTGTTAAACTTTTTTTCATATTTTTTAAACTAAATCTCAACTTTTGTACCACTACATGTTATATTTGTGTTTTCGCCGCCCACTTAACCCTCATTTCCGGACAAAATTACCACAACATAAACCTATCGGTCAGGATAGAATAGAAGGAAACTGATATTAACGTTTTGGCTAACGATTTTGAATCCCTGGCAGTAATGAGGCGCAATCGGATAAAGGTATGCTCTCCTTTTGCCAATAACCCTTTTTTCGATTCCTTCATTTTACTTATATTGCAGTGTTACCATATAATACATCAGGCATAATTAAGCCGCAATCAAAAAATTAACCCAGTATATCCCACCAAAAAACATTAACCGGAAACAAAGCCCAAACTATCCCCCAATCATATCCCACATGATCTATCATGACAATTAACCCAATAAGGTAAAAACCAAATAAAAAATTATACAGAACATCATTACATTATCATTTTTGAGTTGAAAAGAGAATTAATTATACCAAATCTTATTACTATTTTATCAGTGTTGTTGTAAGGATTGAACCTAATACATATATAACACCATTCAAAACAATTAAATACCTAATGGCAAGCCACTTGCCACAATTCCCTAACCATATTTAAACAGCGCATCAACTCATCTCACAATAACCTCAAAATTGCCCCAAAACTTATCACCCACCGCATTTCATAATTCACCATTCAATTCACCAAATCCGTCATCTCCTACCGAAAACCACAGCATTAAATACAACAGAACGCAATCATTAGCATATGTATGAGCCATGTTCATCATATATTCATGATGGAAAATGCCGTAACATATCCTGCATACACTATTTCATATGTGCAGGGAGTCCTGTGGCTATGGATAGATATGCTGCTAGGAAAAAAGAAATAGATGATTTAATCCATTCCACGACCTGAGGTAATCATATGCAACACAAGAGCACCATACCAAAAACCAAATGCAACAAATGCAAAGAATCAAAGCACACGACAAAGTCAGCCAAACAATGCGGGACTACCATAGAACATCCTAAAACAACAACAGGCACCATTACAAAGCCATCCAAATGCAACACTTATCAGAACTACAACAGCAATTGCAAAGTTAAATGCAAACACTACAACATGTGCACCAGGATTCACATACAACAGATCGAAGTGAAATCACTAACCCAGTCTCTCAACAAATATAGAGACGCATATCATGCAGCCAAATCCACTAGCACGACAACTGCAAGAAGTCTAATTCCCGAATGCCACAACTACAACAACTACAACAGCAATTGTAATGCTGACTGCCACATGTATTCAGCATGTCGGGCAATACATGAACTCAATGCCTGCATAGAATCACGACATGCAACCATACAGCATCTAAACTCCAAAATACATAGCATTGCATCAGCAGACAGCATAATGATGGTAGCCAAGGATAACACCATACAAGCACTAAAGAAAATATTATCGGATCGCGATAACACCATACAAGAACTAAATACCAAATTAGATGATGAGATAAAATCCTATAATCAAATGTTGACAGTTTATGCCAAAAAAGAAGACCGAAGAGAGTGGACAACTGAAGATCAAAGTACGAAAATCGAAGCGCTTACCATCCATAACAAACAATTAACGGAATTTATAGCAGCCAAAGACGAAACCATACAAAATCTAAAGAAAACACTATGGTTAAACGTGACGAAAAAACACTGGTGGAATAGACTATGATAGAGATATTGTTAAAGATATACATTGAAAATCGTAGTGGTAAAGGACTACTGCTTGAAGAGTTCAATCCCGAAGATAAAGATAAAGTTTTAGCATTAATAGACATGGGTCTTGTTGTATGGGAACCATCATTTTGCGGAGAACCCATCCTGGTAATTCCAGATGAATTAGTTTTGTCAATTTGTAGTATTTATAGAGTTGTTCAAAGAAAATTGAAGGGTGTGGAATAGACTATGGTAGACACGGCAAAAGGATCAAACTGCGATGATTCCGACAACTATCCAAATTTTAGGTGTAGTATTGACATGCACAAATACATTCGTAAAATTGAGGAATAATATTATGAAGTGGGTTACTGTCAAGTATCAGAGGAACATCCAATGAAACAAAGATTGAAACAATCATGACAATAATTATAATAGACAAGATACGTAGCATTATTATGAGAGCACATAAGAATCATGGAGAAAATCATTCGGGAATGAATGAATTTGATAAAATAAAATATTATGACATAGAAAAAAGGAGGCTTCCAGAAAGTCACACTATAAAATGTTTTAATTGTAATGCAATAATTGACGATCCGAATCCAATGGACTGTTGTAGATGTTTAGAGTGTGGCGAAATTATCTGTCCCATCTGTGGTGGTAAACTACATACGGAAATGGACGACGCAATAACACTGGTATTACACTGCTATAATTGTGAAAATAAAATTTATGATGACTAAATACACGGATAACCCATGACAACAATTACGCCCAACATATCTCTAACATACCAAGACAGGACATATCCAATACATCCGACCTCTCTACCCATCATAGAATCCATTCTATCTTCCAGTCTTAACCACACCGGACATAACACCGTAACCCTATCTATAAACAATACCACAACAGTCTACACCGGTATAGAAGACAACGTAATTTCATACCTCACCAGACTACTAAACTCAGGCAGCCTAACAACAAACCCAAGGAAAAACAATGACAACACAATACACCACATGTAAACACCACAACTATCAACACACTGGACATATCTGCACCAAAATCAACTCAGGATGTCCATTTGCCATGTTATCAGACAACGGCACCTCATCTCCAGATCCAAGCGCCTGGGAATTTGCAGCCCTTCTATGCAAACATTACAAGACCATATCTAAATAAAAAATGCAAACAACGAACCATCCAATGAATAACATAACATGTAATATCACCCAATTATATCCCCAATGATCCCCCATTGTTTTTCCTGCATTCCATTCCACAACGCCTTTATCTGCGCAGAAAAAATCAGAAATCGCCCCTGTTGTTATCCAGGACACCTCACCTGCAATTACAAACTACAATTTAACTCCCCACCGTCTGTGCAGTTAATCAAACAACATTAACACAACACCTCATATCTCCACCAAATCCACAAAACACCTACTTTTTCTGCATATTAAACCGAAACACTTAATAGTCAAATCATCAAATGTAATTATACCGATGAGTTCCGTGAGGCAAGGCAACCACACCCGGCCCTGCCAAATGACGACAGAATAACATCTGTCCAGGAATGATGCAGGCAACAGCATTAACAGCATATTATATGCGGCTGTAACTGGGTAGGTAAAGCTGATTAGTGTGACATTAATCCGGGCATTAATCAAGAACAAAACAGCACTCTATAAAACAGAATGCTGCAACCCTGTAGAACAATTCTACAACCATTCTATTATTGTTAACAAATTGGGTCAAACCAATAGTTAACCTGGGAGTAACCCAAGCCCATTTTTCCATTATCTACTGTTAAAATACAGGAAAAACAATGAACAACATAACACTTATATTGAAGTTGGCAACGGCCATAGAACTGCTAAAGGACCACAAGATATCATCCACCATATCAAACAACCTAAATCAGATTCTTGTCGAAATGCTAGAACGACAAGGATGCCCGCTACATCATGATAAATTGTCATATAATGATATATGTCGTGCTTTAATCCCGGAGATAAAATAATGGAAGACACAACAGAAAACAGCAAAATCTGCCCATTCTCTCTTTCTTCGGGAAATCTTCTATATTGTACTGAAGGGAGAATTGGAAATCAGCGAGTTGGCATTCTGGGTGAGGAAATCTGCAGAGCATGGTCTCCAGAACTAAAATTTGGTGACACCCACTATCACAAGAAAATTGGTAACGGCTGTCATTACAGGCCAGGTTACTGTATGTTAATTCCTGCGAGCGAACCAGACGTAACATTTCTACCAAATATATTTTTGGATGGTGATTAAGCATGGCAGAAGAAAAAATCTGTCCATTCATGAGCATACCAGTCGCAGCAAGTTCTTTCAGAGATCCCAGGATTCTAATTGCACAGTTCAACATGGTGAAATGCCTAGGTAACGAATGTATGGCATGGCGGGAAATCAACACCGGAAAGTGGGATTGCATAAGACTACAACACGGATCTACATAATGACAGGAGAATCTACATCATGACATCCCTATCATTTAAGAAAATCGTGTTGTGTCCAATGTTAGATGACTACAAAGATCCAGCATATTGCGAAGACTGCGACTATTATCGAGGTCACAACGAGTACTCCCTGGATTGTAGATATAGCGAACAGAGTTAATCAAAGAGTGATAAGAAATGACTGAAGAATTACTCCATTGTCCATTTTGCGGGTGGCCTGAAGAGATGTTAACAGAAGGTAAAATGGTGAACAAGTATGAAATATCATGTTGAACCCTGCCCGGAATGTGGAGCAGGAGATGCAGATGAAGATTGTAACGGTGTGGGATTGATAATTGGCTTCCACCCGCAAGATCCAACTCGACTTAAATTACCTGGAACAATTTTCTTTATCGGTTGTAACAAATGCCAGTACGTAGGACCTATCGTGTTATGCCCTTGTGGTATAAATGAGAAAAAAATAACCGATGCGTGGAATGAGCACATTAAACCCGGCTCCACCATTTCTACTGAAGATCTTGTCCAGGCATTATCCAAACGAAAAGAAATTTGTCCAGAAGATTATCCATGGAATTTATTAAACTCCAATAAATCTGAAGAACTACCAGAATGGATATTGGCAAAACTCCAGAGTAAAATAGATGAAATGAAAACAGATGAAACAGTTCGTTCGACAACACGGATATGTGGAATTAAAATATTGGGTTGGGTTTTATCATTGAAGAAACCGGGGGAGGAAGATATATAATGATTGCCCCATCCTCAATTAAAGTTGTAGAAAGTTCAGATTGTGATAAATTTGAGGAACTGGTAAATGGTCTCCTTAAAGCAGGATACAAGTTGCAATCGTCTTCGTGTTGGTTCGGAGGGAGAGAATCTGATGGATTTTGCCCACTTTATCAGGCAATTTTATTATACGATACAGAGAGAGAGAGAGAGAGTGGATCGTGTAGACAATCTATCGCAATCAAATTGCATGGGTTCCCTGAAGAAATCGGAAACAGATCATGACTGAATCCACATATCTAATTTGCATAGTAACATTTATCATAATATATGTTATCATGCTATTATATCTATATAGCCTGGTGATTAGATTGGAGCACGATTTTAAACATTTTGTTAGACTACATGTCGACTATTACAACAAAATTGAGGAGAATAAATGATCCCATGATCCTACTATCAAAATCAACAATTGGAGAGGCACATAATTCCATCGTAAATCTTATCCATGACACATGTCTCGGCATTGATAAACTAACCGAAGACAACGAACACATATGGGACCTGGAACAACCTCTCTGTGTTCATATAAAAAATCCAATGCAGTCCCCAATGAAATCCCAATACTCTATGTTTGGCGACAAATTCATAGATCAATACAAATCATCTATGTATTCAATTACAACGCGAAAAAACGACAACACTGACGCAACATACACCTATGGTAACAGATTGTGCGATTATCCAACTGAAGATGGGCAAATTGGCAATGGAAATCTAGGGGGAATAAATCAGCTCAAACTCAGCATAATAACTCGACTAATCAACACCCCAAACAGTAGAAGAGCCATAGCAATCACTTGGTCTCCAGAGATTGACATAATATCATCTGAACCCCCATGTCTCCAACTAATCCAGGCACTAATCGATAGAACAAATCATCTAAACTTAATTTCCATATTCCGCTCCAATGACATGCTATCTGCCTGGGGGATGAACGCCATAGCACTAGCATATCTACAGCAGAAACTAGTGAATGACATTAATACAATGTTATCCCATGAAATTGAATCCGGGTGGCTTGAAACCATAAGCAATTCACCCCACATCTATTACAAACGAGACATTGAAGAATTATCCAGATTTATACAAGGCAGGAAGCAATTCTCATGACTATCTCGACTAGACGATGTCCATACAAAGGCTTTACATCCTGTTACCTGGAGGAGTGTCCGGCATACCAATCAACCAAACCAATCTGGTGTATATTTGTAGAACAGAAGCAAACGCCAAAAAAGAAGTGATGATATGGGAGATAATCCAGGATATACTTGTAAAACATGCAGATTTTCAAGTGATGTTTTTGAAATAACTTGTAACGATATGATCGAATGCAGGCGAGATAACCCTTCAATTGACGGGTTCCCAATTATAAGAGCAAATGCATGGTGCTGGAATGGTCGTAAGTCACAGCACTCAATTGATGATAATGAAATCGGGGAAATAGCATTATGAACAAAGCACACTGTATATGTTGTGAAGATAACTTCTACAACGGCAATAACGACTTAAATGTCAAGGAATGCTGGAGGTTAAAAGATGCCAAAATGGTATGGTGTAAAGTAATATCGCGTGATGCTTACCCGAGAGATTACTGGAAATATCCAAAGCAACGGAAGCCAGACTGCTATAAAAAACGAGGATACACTATGTTCATAAAAGGATCAAAGTATTACGACGCTAAAGAGGGCGATTATGTCTAACAGAAACATCGAACAATACTTAAATGATGCCCTACTCATATGTGCATTACTAATGGTTATCATAACACTAATACTGTTTATATATTCGACATTATATGGATGAACTCCAAAATATGGTGACACAATGTTTGACCTGACAAAATTACACAAAATATTATCTGAATCAACTATATGCCTCAGGATCGGAAAACCATCTGAACAAATTGAATACAAAGATCTCACTGTAACTGAAATTTGGAATATGCCACACGAATCAGATCCGGACTATACCGATATTCTAAAAATAGATGTGGGATTATTCAAGGTAGGTATAATAGTAGAAAAAGCAGAACGGAATAAACAAAGTCTGATAGACATCCTAGACAACTACCCCGATCCAAAACGACTCTCTCAAGGCCCAAGTTACATAGAAATTGGGGCAACACTAGATTCCCAAGAAGCAGCATTCAGGATCGCAGCATTAGGGTCATACCTGGAAATATGCGACATAATATCTCCCATGTCATTGGGAATCACCGGAGATGACGCAAAACTTATGATAAAACGTGGACTTTTCATGATGATATATCCAAAAAGGATGTTTATCAATGGAAATGGATATTAACAATATTGGGATAACATAGTGATGATATGACACTTAAATTAACAACTCGCTCATTCTCCGGTGTGATATACCACCAGATAAAGGTCCACAGCATATTTTTTACACCAGAATTAACAACCATAATGTATGAAATCGGAAATTTAGACAGAGAATCACAACGTGAGATGCTAATATTATGGAAACAATTAAGCATAAATTGAGGAATGATATATGACAGACAGAAACAACAACGAATTCAAACAAATAAACTCATGTAGAGACTGCACAGAAAGTTCAGTAAAAAACGGAATGTATAAATGCAACATATCCGGAGACCTCCGGTACCAAATGATATCATGCCCACAAAAGAAGTGGTAACATGGCAAAAAAACTATTTAAAGATGACATAGAAACCCCACCAACATGCAACCATTGCGGGTACCTGATAAACGGACAGAAATCCGGATACTCCTGCAAATTTTATCACATATACCTCGGACCGCCAGGAAAAATCCCAGCAAAATATCCAAAATGTGGTATTATCATCCAACAAAAATAATACCAGGGAACACCAACCACATATTATGGAGACAAAAGCGCTTTACATAGTTCTTCTGATAGCAACATTACTGATGCTATCTAGTATCGCAATGGCAGATACCAATCAGACCATAAACGTAACATCAAAGTCCCTGGTTATTGCAGGTGGGGCGACACCACTTTACTATGGTGAGTTCATCACAAACCAATCAGTACTTTATGTTACAGGACAACAGGCATCTCTTGCTGCAACCCTGACCATCTATAACAACCTGACAACAAACACATCAGAAGTTGTGGCTCAGTCGAATTACATAATAAGCAGAGCTTATTAACCTTATTAACTCAAACTTTTTTGGCCGGTGATCCAATAATCACATCTTGGTGAGGCCAAACAACTACAGGAGGACCACAAGACACGGAAACAAGCCATCGAATGCACCTACTTAGTACAAACATTTTATCCTCATCAGACTGATACCCTTCGCAAATATAACTCATACAGGAAACTTACTCAACTTCCTGTCGCAAATAACAATAATCTTATCCCTGGGTCAAATCAGGGGTAAGACCTCCATAAGTCTGATTGAATTGTGGTTAAATTCCACTATTCGGTTATCCAGAAATGGATGAGATTTAAAGACGTTTGAATCAAAAAGAGGTTAAATTCATAGGTTGATACCTCTATAAAAACAATCAGCCTATCGGATGTTTGATATGAGATCAATGGAGGTTCAAACCCTCTACATCCGATCATCAGGATGAGTTATAACAAAAACCGGAAGTGGGTTGGCACATGTAGCGCCGTTCGGGTTCGATCCCCGATTCTGGTTATCTCTGGTATCAGAAACTATGAAGAACCAGCAGCGTGTAGCGACTAATTGCTTCATATGAGGGTGTCTGTAAAGTCAGCTTAAATCGACCCACGACGGGTCAGCCTGTTACCAGAGAACAACAAACTCAAAATCTGCCGCCGTAGGGCTACGTGAGTGCGAATCTCACTGGTGCCATTTCAAAGAATGTTAACAATTCCCATTGTCGATTTGGTCTGGTCTAATAAAATCATGCCCGTGGGAAATATAGATCTATCATTTGTATTTTATTAGATTGGTAAAGACGGTGGTCTCAAGCCACAGAAGTAGGTTCAAATCCTACAATCGACATATCTTAACGAAACCAATACTATAAATAAGATAATAAACAGAATTCTAACCGAGGAACCACAATGAGCAAAAAGTTACCACAATTAACATCTTATATATCTGAAATAAAACCAGATCCAGAAATTGAAAATCTTAAGAATGAACTGTCATATCTCAAAGACAGAATAAAAGAAACGGAACTAACTATTACAGAACTTCAGCAGAAAATAAACAAACTTGAAAACATCTCAAGAACCCTAGTAAGAGCAGAACTAAAGAAATCAGCAGATATTGCAGATGACATTGCAATATTCAACGTATAACATATTTTCAATTGACTCCTGCAATGACGGAACAAAAATTCCAGAGCAGAAAATCACTGGGTGTAGAAAATATGTGGGAGGTTATGATGGGTTCAGTCCCACATAATCTTTACTCTGGGCACGGAGGCTAAACTATGTAGGGACAACATAGGTCCGATGTTTTTTCATTTCTTTCTTCTCCAGGGAGATACAATAGGCAGGAGTGGGATCAAACCCCATTCCCGCCAATCGCAAGCGGTAACACTATGAAATCAGTAAATCCACATATCTGATGATCTATTATGACATCCACAAGCTTCAGCACAATAATCCAGACAGCGCCATTCTCATATGAGACAGCATTCTGGTATAGAACAAAAACTGGTAAATTTGACACATTTGCCATGATGGTTGACGTATCTCCATACATAAACCATAGTATAGACAAATTAAAAACAGCAAACCTAATAAAACAGTCATATGACCTCATATTAGGATCTATCATATCAGACATAAATGAGCAATTCGGAGAAAAAATGGCATGTGAATTAACAGAATGCATCTTACAGAACGACACTGAACTATCTACAGACGACCAGGAAAAAATTAAAGCCGGGATATGTCCATTCCCAGAACATTGTCCTCACTCAACAAAGTTCGAAGAATGATACAATAAGGCAAAAAATTACATACAAATTAACCCAATGAGGAAAATATAGCATGATAAATGGAAACCCGACATTACGATCAACAAATCTAAAACTAATATTCCGGTGTGATTTCTTATGAAACTAACAAAACAAATCGAAGTTGCAAGTGTAAAACACATAGTAATCAAGAAAAAAGGCAATGAAATCCTTTACGTAAGAACAGGCATAAACTCTTGGATGAAGGCATCGAACGGAAAAGACTACTCAATGAACTATATATCCAAAATGGTTCAGCGACTACTAAAACAACACATCCAATATTACGGGAGGCCAAAGTATCGACTGTGGATAAAGGAAGGAGAACACCCCGGCAACACCACATTAAACTTTGTTCGACTATACTATGAGGACTAAAACATGGGGGAAAAATCATTTGGTAACCTGTGCATGGCATCTGTAATCGACTTGAGTAAAATCAAGGAAATTCCAGATGATCCCATATATTGTAATGCATGTGGCCGCAAACTATATCATTACGTGGACATCTCAATAAACATACAGCCAAGAGTCGTCCACACTACATCATTCTGGGATATGGACGAGTATAGAATCGATCACCGCGAATATCCCCGCATATGTGAAGAATGTCTGCGTAATATGTTAAACTGTGTTGAAGGAAATATAACAGTAAGATTGCTAAACAGATTCAAACAATTCTCAGATAAACTCATGAGGCGACAACATGATTAAACCTGCAAGAGACACACCAGTCGATCCAAGATCAACGCTAAAAGACGTGGTAAAAACAATACGGATTACCAGGGGGGACCTGGTATTCCTAAATGCAGCATTTCTTATGATAAACAGAGCCATGGGAAACCCAGAATTTAATGACGCCAACTCGGAATTATCCTGGATATTTAGCGTAGACAAAGCACACCCGGGATCCCTAACTCTGCCGTTTATCATACCACCACTCCATAAAAAACACTGGATAGAATATTCAGAGATCCACAGGAAAAGATCTGAATTATGGCTTAAAAAAACACATCCTGAAATGTTTGACTCGGAAGGCAACTTTATCCATAAAACCCCAGAACCAATTAAATCCCAAGGTGAACCAAATGAATGACCCAGACATTACAATAACCATTTTTACGTTAGAAAACTGTCCAAATTGCGAAAAACTCAAAGAGAAACTAGATGCATATAATATTCCGTATATAACTGAGGATATGCAAAGCAAAAATGCCCTATGCGAACTCAGATATCGTAGTTGTTTTGCAATTCAGGCACCAGTATTACTTATAACTCACGACTCTGATGTTCGTGCAGATGCCATATACCAAATATCAGATCTGTTTGACTCACTTGGCAACATAAACGAATATACCATAAAGTCACTTCTTGATTTGTGTGGCATAGCATGTCAGACATAACAGATAGCGACGAAATCTATTTTTGTGCTGATTGTGCGAATTACAAACGATGCAAATACAAAGAACCACAGTTATGCAACAAGTATGGGAATCCCGGATCACCATCATACAATATAGACGACGACGCCACAAATACACTGGAGGATTATGACACCTATTTCTGAAATAAAATCCAAAATAAGCAAGTTGCTGGAACTGTCATCTAGCACCAACGAACACGAAGCAAACACCGCATTATTAAAAGCCCAAGAACTCCTATCCAAGCATAAACTATCCATTAAAGATATCCAGATACCAGAATCAGATATTACAGTCCAGATCCACCAATATACATTCAGACATAAAAAATGGAGGATGCTGCTAGCCAGCATAATATCATCAAACTTCAGCTGTTATTGTCTAATTCAGCCAAGACATTGCGGGACCAAATGCATTGTGTTTTTGGGACTGAAAGACGATGTAGACGTATGCATGGAGGTATACAAATACGCCACATCATTCATACTAAAGCGGTCTACAGAACTCAAAAAAGAATACAAAAGGCACAATCAATCCACAAGAGATCTCGAAGACTCATATGCAACCGGGTTTGCAGCAGGACTCCACCAGAACTATAAAGAACAGAAATCCAGTAATTCCAGTGTTGCACTTGCCATGATACCAGATACAAAGGTAACCGAAACATACAACAAGGTAGCATCAATCAAAACAGAAAACATACGACCCAAAATCAACAGATCTCATCAACTTGTTTTTATGGAAGGACGCATTGACGGCTTAACATTTTCAACATCGGACAAACTGGAGGAACCATGCAACACATAGCAGGAGCGTTAAAATGAAGATTATACAATTTATCCTATTATTTCTGGTATTTACAGCCGGAGTTATTAACATCTACGTTATGGATCGAACATGTAATGACTTCTCAGACTTTAAGATCTCCGGAGACAATCTCACCATAACCCACACATCAGAGATCAACGGCAGTAGACACCAAACAAATCTTACGAACATAACAGAACAAGACTTCACTATAAATAGTTATGGAAGACTCAAAGAAAATATCGGTGGATAGAATGAGAATAGGACACATAATAATTTGCCAGACAGGTTATTCCGGTTTTAGGGTATATCGGTACGCCACATATTTCACCATTCTGATTGTTACCCCGGTGTTTAGCATAGGAATTTTATCAGAAATCGGATACAATAAACTCAGGAGATAATGCGAGAAAAATGATTGATATTTATTGTAGGACCGAAGTAAAAGATTTTGCAATCCTTATGGAAGATAAACTTCGAAAGAACGATTTCAAGGGTGGGTGGAAACAAGATGACATCACAACCCTATTACTCAAACTCCAAGTCAACGTAGAAAAACTATTTAATGATGCAGTTATGAGCCGAAGTTCTACCGACATAACACAAATGAAGAGTATTGATGACTGTGCTGACATAGCAAACTATGCAATGATGATAGTAGACAATATAAAGGATGAATTATGGTGAGTAAATTAATGATAATACTAGATGAGCCAACTCCAGAGTCAATCAGAGTTGACTTACTCTGGATAGAAACTTTCATTTAACGAATTCATGAGGAAATGTTTCAATGATAATCAACATTAATGGTATGATTACTTGCGTTTACTGTGGGAAAGAATTTGAATCGCACTTTGGTGATATAGTATTTAAAAATTATACAACAAAATGCCCCCACTGTCATAAAACAATCGGAGTTAGTTCTGAACTAATGCATATTTCATTCAAACTTATAAAGGATGAATCATGACTCGTGAAGAGTATACAAAGACATGTCCTAGATGCAGAGGCAATGGTTATGATCCTGAAACAGATCTAACTTGTAGGCAATGTAATGGATCAGGAACAATTGAAGATGGTGCAGATGAATCATGATACCAAAATTTACATTATATGTAGAAGTTAAATATGATAAATGGATTAATCCACCATTGGGTGATCTATCTAATTCTACTTGGATTCCCCCAGTTAATTCTATAATCATGTTTGGATACAAGAAATACATAGTAATTGGTTACCATTGTCTCTTTCCGGATACGGTGGATGTTTTATGTGAATATATAGGAGATGAATAATCATGACTGAAAATTATGAAATGCAAATCCTCCGGGAAGAAGAAACCATCAATGAGATGAAGAGTCAGGGCCACAAATTCTGCTATAAGTGCATAAACCGTAAAACTTGTCATAATGAAAAGTATCCTACTTATTGTTCTAGGATGGATAAAGGCGATGAATTATTGAATATAGGCGAATTATCAATTCAAGGTATAGATATTAAAGTGACTAAATTGTATCCTTGTATATTACCTATTGCCAGATGGGTATCCATAAACGGAGAACCCTTACATATACAATTCAATCAAGATGCCACTTATATTAATGGTGTATCTGTTCAATATCAGGATGAAAACCTCACCCTACATGAAGGTCCAACTTACAATCAAGATAGGGTTATAAGGAAATTAAAATGAAAGAAATATTACTAGCAGGTGAATACATCCAACGAGGCCAGCCAGTCTACATCAAAGATGACATGGTTTATGTTTGCAGGCCAAATGATAGTACAGTTGATTGCGTAAACCATTGCGATGAAATGCAAAGATATGATCCGAGTGTATATGACTGTGATTTTTGGGAAATTATATGCCCATTAGATTTACCCAATCGAAAGTATTGTATAAATTATAGCCCGGTTGGGGAGGTGAATACTCATGACTGAAAACTGGCCGCCTGGATCATCAAGAAGTCGCCTAATCATCCAAGAGCTAAACAATCTAGGCAAAGACTGTCCTTGTCCGTTTTGCAAAGGCATAGATCTTGACTATTGTGAGGGAGGGACTCTCTTCACTAATTATGTATTTGTATATTGCCGCAAATGCAATGCTTGTGGACCATATGGAACGGATATGGAACAAGCCAGGAAACTTTGGAAACAATGTAAAAATGGAGTTTGAAACTGCGAATAACAACAAGGCAAAACCATGACAGAACAATGCAAACATTACGTTAAACCTGACCCGGGCGCAGTGCACATATCAAACATATGTGCAGCGACCAAAGAATTAAACCACTGTATTTTTGCAACGATAGTTAATAACCCCTGGACGCAAGCACAAACATTTTGCAAGTATTACGAGCCAAAAGAAAAACTTGGATTGCAGTCATATCTGGATAGAGGAAAAGTTGTAGACGTAGATCACATTAATATGCACCTATCCCAGGGAGATACCATTTGTTATTACAGGAATGACGAATGCTATGAGGAAAAACATATGATATGCGTTATAACAGCACACAATGCCTTGCTTAGAATAACCGCGGAAAAATAAGACAGACGCAACTCCTCAAACAATCGATTCTAAACAAGAAGAAAAGGAAAAAGACAATTCCGATCTTGCTTGTTGTTTGTGTTTGGGGAAATAAATATTAACACGAGAGGTAATAAATCTATGCCTGATATAGAAAAACTACATGAAATCAGTACCTCATTACAATTATGTAAATTGAATGCGGTAGACTCAGATGTGCTAGCATATCTACTGATCAAGTCTCCTGCAACAATGAAAGAGATTGTAATGTGTACCAATAGAGATGAACCGGCAGTCTCCCTATCTCTAAAACGACTCTTGCAATTAGAACTCATAAAGGTAAAACAAAGAGCAATTAAAAAGACTGTGATGGGAAGATGTGCCAATCTCTATTCATCTAATTCCCGTGTTCTAGACAAAATAGGTCTTTGGAATACAAATGAACACAACTATAAAATCCAAAAGATTGAATTGATCAAAGAAATAATATCAAAGGGAAATGTCGAAAAAGAAACAGAAAGGCAAGATATGTAAAGAATGCAGAGGATCCGGAAAAATCATAGGAGATATCCCACCATACGAAATAACTCAGTGCAGTTATTGTGGTGGTCGTGGATGGATTTCAGTAAATGGCAAGCATTAGACAACCTATATGTTACCACATCATTTGCATTAAATGATATATGTATTGAGATCTATTTATTACTATGAAAGACGGATGCGATACGATCGGAGATCTTCATGCATATTTTACAGATGAAATGAATCGAAAGAAGAAAAATAAACCATCTATATCAAACTCCATTCGTGCATTTGTGTTGCATTACGCAGAGGAAGTTCACGACACAAAACTTGCTGTATTTGTCCTGCATAATGCATATATACAATCTACCGGGTATTCAATACGGAAATCATATTTTGAAAAAATTATTCTGGGAACTTGGGAAAGCGAGAAGGATATGGATGGAGTATTACATATAGACACAAGCATGCCAATACATGGCAGTGTTTATATAAGGCGAATTTTATAAACAGAGAATCATGACGCTAGATAAACAATTTAACCTAATAGTAAACTCAAAAGGAGAGATCCCATTAATTCTGCCGTGTTATGCTCGTTCTGCAAACATCGTATTGGAATTTTTAAAAACAGAAGAGAACATTGCTGAGGTTAATGTGCCGGTAGATCAAAAACGCGATAGTTTATACGGGAAACTCAATAGATATCTCCATATGCATCCGGAACTTGAAACCGATATTGCATTACGGGGAGAAAAATTATATTTGTATAGACGCGATATGTCTAAAGCACATGAGGAATACATAAAGAAAATTGCAGGAGATTCCAACTATAAAGAAGGATTTATTCAGGGACTAATGGCAGTAAAGAAAAAACAACAGCATGAATGAACAAGATCTTGATGACTTTATAAAATACAACTGGCATACCTGTATGGCACCATCAGCTCCGTGGTTAGGAGACTATTTTGGATCTGGAAGGGGAATGGCAAAATGGTATTTAAACAAGGTTGTGACACAACATAAAGTCGTCAGGATAAAATATAAACGGCACGTATGGTATGTACGTCCGGAAGTTGCGGAACGATTTTTACAGTATAAACCAGTTGGTGTATCTGTAGAATATAGGTGAATAAATCGGCCAATGATAGATAACATGTCTTGAGGCATTTTGTACAAAATAACAGAGATAGAACATGACATCAAGCGAAGAGCTCTACGCAAAAATAAAGGGAATACCTGCTGAAGATGCAAAAGCAGCAGTAGACAGCATACGAAAGCAAATTGCAGAACGAAGTCCAGGAAAAACTCCAGAAGAAATTGAAAAAATTCTTTACATGAAAATCAGCTTGGCGAAAAGATCCGGTGGAGAAAAAGCAAAGGCAGTAATTGTATCCATAACCTCATATCGAGATGTGAACTTTCCATCCAAAAAGCACGCTCTGAACAAATATGCAGAAAACCCGCAACTTGCTCTTACGGAAGGACTGGTAAGATTAGATGAAAATAGACAGCCTATTCCAATCTACTCCAAGGAATTCTTTGACGCTAAGAAAACACAGAAGAACCCAAATTTTAGGAAGGACATTGAAGAGGAGCTCAAGCGCGAAGGCATCTTATTAATCGAGGACAAAAGTGGTGATGTATTCTGTGTTCCATTCAACGGCAAGCTTGATGCAAACGCCGGCGACAACGGTATAATGACCGGGAAGATTAACAAGACCGATGACGGAAAACTCACAAAGGCATTCATATACAAAGAAGGATGGGAACCAAAAGGAACATCCGATCCGCAAGAGCTTTGGAACACAACTTACGATATCCTGAGTAACTCAGATATGTCGGTTCCGATTGAATCGGTGTTTGACAATGATCCCGGAACACTCGTGGCGGTAATTGGTAAGGTAACATCAATAAAAGTCACAAAGGACGGTGCAGGTGGAGTAATGGTGGGAATTACCGACATTGGTCTTGCAGATGATATTGTAGGGTTTGCAGACGTCTCTAATGAAGTAATCAAGGAACAATCCGAAAACATCCCACGTGGTTCTGAAGTAATCATGTTCGGGACCGTAAACAAGTATAAGGGCAGAGATGGGAATGAAAACCAGAACATAAATTTACTCGGTGTGTTATTGAATCCATCAAGCAGTGAGTTGTCTGGTGCATTGACTGCAATTGACGACATAGAAATCTAACGAGGCGAACATGAAAACATTCAAGAATGATCTTAGACTCGGAACATGCATTGATTGTGGGAATTACGATGAAGAAACATCAAATTGCTGCATAAATCCCGAGTCTATCTACAAAAAACCAAATTCCTGGTGTAGGAAATGGGAGAAGCGTCCTGATGGATTACGAGAAGTGCAAGATCCCAAAGAATACGCCAAGCCAAACTCAACACCAACCGGAAGACTGGAGAATTCAAAGTCAACAGACATACCCACCGATATCCATAAGTCTTCAAAAAAGCAGCAATTGCCGCCTTCCAAACCAGAAGACACAACTGCATAACTATTTTTTAGGTGAACATTATGTCAAAACATACTATTTATACATGTGATGTCTGCAATAAAACACAGGAAAAGCCATTTGCGCTTCATATGATTGCGAATTATGGTGATAAATCAGATTACGCAGATGTATGCAGCAAAGATTGTGCAGTGAAATTTGCACAAGACGCAGCAGAAAAATTGGGAATATAATCATGGCATTTGGTAGCACAATTAAAACCAAAAAATCAGTGGACGACTATTTTAAACCTATAAGCCATCAGAAAGCAACAATTCGAATTGCGGTATATTCCAGGGCAAAACAAGGCAAAACTCATTTTTGCATATCGTCTGCACAATATCTTATCAGTCATAATCTCCCGGGTTATGTCTGGGCAATAGATACAGAAGGTGATTTCCACATAAATGTATCAACTTGGCCTCAGGAAGTCCAAGACAGAATAAGATTGTTCAATGCTGTGGAATATCTGGACAAAAAGAACAAAACCGTTGATCTGGTAAAGTCTCTGACCCTATACGAAGAGGCAATTGATGTTTTAACCGACATGATACTGTCCAATGAAGAATTACCAGAGGAAGATCGCAAATACGGATTCATTGTAATTGATTCTGGAACCGATGCCTGGGAATGGCTAAGTCTTTGGCTTGAAACCATAGAGACGAAAAAGGTAAAAGATAAATCCGGCAAAGATTTGATGATGCAAACTGAGTGGGGTAAGGCAAACCGCAAGTATATGGATATGCTACGGATGCTTTTAGCCACCAAATGGCATGTCATAATTACATTTAGAGCCCATCAGGCATTTGATGGATCTACTCCACTGAAATTTGATCTGCCAAAATGGCAAAAAAATACAGATTTCTGGCTGAATCTTGTTATGGAAGTTAAAAAAGTCCCGGAACCAATCACAGGGCTTAACGAACACTGGTTTTACTTCAAAGGTGGAAGATTTGGCGATATTCCCGAGATCGAACCCATGATAAACCCTACATGGGAAGATGTCAAAAACAAAGTGGGAACATACAGTTCTCTTGAATTTGTATAGGATTTGTCATGTCTATTTCGATTGTTCAGGATGTAGCATATCAAATAGATTTTAAAAATCGGAAGCCAATCCTGCATGTTTTTGGAAGAGACACTACCACAAGAGAACCAACCGTAACAAAGATAAAAGACTTCGAACCATATTTTTATGTTCCATATGATGAAGCAGGTAGAATTACTCAACTGGATGGATGTAGACGAGGAGAATCCGCAACCGATTGTTTTGGCAGAAACGTCGTCAAGGTATTTACAGACCTCCCTGGACGGGTCTCAGAAGTACGAGATCAGTTTAGTTTCACAGATGAGAGCGACATTCTGTTTGAAAAGAGATTTATTGCAGACAAAAAGCTAAAAAAAGCATATAAAATCGAGAGCAACAGCGCAGTATCATCGGTGCAGTACGACGGTTACATTCCTCCAAGAATCCTGTTTTTCGATATCGAAATCGACAATGATCCCGGGGACATGCCAAATCCATCAACTGTAAAATATCCGGTCGCAACCATTCAATTTGGCGACAGTTACACCGGAAAGAAATTCATAATCACAAATGGAATAGATCACAGAATAAAATCCAATCATATTGTTGCAAAGTCGGAAAAAGAACTGTTTGAAATTTTTTATCAACTAATCAAAAAGATTGATCCCGATGTTTACACCGGATGGTATTGTCTTCAATTTGATTTGCCATATCTCGTACGCAGGGCAAACGTCATAGGCATGAGAACAACTGCTTTATGCAGGCTAAATGACGCACGATGCGACTTAATGCCAAACGGAAAATACATCGTAAGAACTCCGGGTCGTCAATGTTTTGACATGTTAGACGGATTTAAAAAACTAAAATCATCTGAGTCGGAACGTGAAGACAACGGACTCAAAACAGTGTCGGCCGAATACGGATTCCCATATAAAGACTATGGTGCCCAAATAAAACACCTGTATGCTACTCATGACTGGGATACCCTACTTCAGTACTGTGAAAATGATATCACCAGCCTGATGATCATTGAAGAAAAGACACAGATGTTTCGGTTTTTTGATTCAGTTCGTCATTTTACAGGCTGCAAACTTGAAGACACCATATACAACAGCAAAATCATAGAATCATATCTCATGCAATCTGGCATCAAACCGATGCCAAGACGACTTCCAAATAATTCAGACAGTACATTTGAAGGCGCAACAGTAATTCTCCCGCCGTTTGGCCTGCACAAAAACGTAGGCTGGGTAGACTTAAAATCCCTATATCCAACTATTATGATGGCATATGACATCTCCCCGGATGTAGATAAATTAGTTCCAAAAATCCTGAAACACATCGTAGCAGAGCGTGACAGACTCAGAACCATAAACAAAACAAGCCAGGATATAAATCTAAAATATCAGGAACAAGTCCTAAAGTATCTAGCAAACAGCTTCTATGGAGTTCTTGGAGCCAAAAGCTTCCGTTTATACAACGAAGCAACAGCTGCGTCAGTCACTCGCTATGGCAGAGAAATCTCAAAAATAGTACGGGATAAAATAGAATCGCTTGGATATCACGTAATATATTGCGACACGGACTCAGCAGCGTTTAATCCTGTAAATACGCTTGAAGAGGGTTTAAAAGTTCAAGATATATTAAATGGTGATCTTAAAACATACTCCATAGCCACAAATGCCATTGTAGATTTTACGTTAAAGCTCGAAAAAATACATGACTCACTGTTCTTCAAGATGAGAAAAAAAGGTAATGAAGCAGCTAAAAAGAAATATGTGGGATTGTTGTTGTGGCATCAGGATTACGGGTTCTGTAAAAAGATGAGTTATGTTGGAGTCGAAATCAAAAGATCAGATCAGGCAAAAGCGGTAAAAGATCTCCAAACAGAATTTTTCAACATACTATTCATTGAAGATGATCTACCAAAAGCACTGGCTCTCATAAGACAACGCTGGAAGGACATAAAATCCGGAAAGTTATCAGTATACGATGTCTCTATACCTAAGGGAATACATACTGAACATGACGATCCGTGGTATCGTGGGAGAGAAGTAGCAAAGGTTCAATACCAACACATATTTGATCCTTCTGTAAAGCCACGTCTTGTTTATCTCCTTAAACGTGACTCGTGGCCCAGAGAGATTTGTATAGATGGAGATTTCGATACCTCAATAATTCAAAGTGAGGTTGATTGGACAACACACGCAGAAAAGCTGGTAAAAAATAAAATGGAATCATATATGGAAGCATTGGGATACACATGGGATTATATAGTAAATGGACAACAGACATTGTGGTAACATGATAGAAACAATAACATGTGGCATTTGCGGGGAAACAGTGGGGACAGATCATTACGGGGGGAAAATAAATGGAGTATTAGTTGACTTTTTAAACAAAGACACAGCATCAATCAGACTCCCTATATGCGATCAATGTATGCTTAAAATATATTATGGATGTGAAGCCAGAAAAACTATAGAAAGAAACTCAGATATTGATTTGGGTTGGTTTAAATGACCGAAGACATCTCATATTATTTGGCATGCATAGAAAATAGAGAGTTTGAATCTAATACAATGTCAGACCAGATATTTAATCAGTTTTTAAAGAGCAGGAAGTCAAATTTACACGTCGGAAAGATAATAAGACTGAGATTGTTTAAATGATAAAATCGTTATGCAAAACTTGTAAACACTCCGAAGACAACGCTGTAATCGATGGAAGAAACTACATAACATGCGGACTTGACAATTCTAAAAAATGGAAGGTAGACATGTGTATATTATACAAGAAAACAAATGATAAACCTTAAGCACAGCCATGTCATATAGTTATTTCCACACAAAACCAAACAGCAGACAATTATCTTTTTGTCTCTGTTTAAGCTGGATCATTTCTCTGATTATTTTATTGCATTGTGGAGCACATTGAGATTATGGAAGACATTTACTTAATTATAGTTGGATTCTTTATCTTTTGCTTTCTTATTGCACCGTTTATTAATTGCTTCAAATAGATAAGCAACTTATCTATTAAGAAAAGCATAATTATGGGGCAAATCATATAGATAGTTATGATAGAGACTCTTGCAGTCAATCCGGAACTAATTGGTTCCTGGATTGTTTTGGGAGGTATCAGTCTTGGGTTATTCAAAAAGCTCAGGTCTGTAGGAAAGGCGTGTAGAGATTTTGCAGTAATGCAGGTGGAAAAGGCACGCATCGATTCTCTTGGCAACAAAACACTGACATATAACGATGTTGATGAGTATGTAGAAGCATCGTTTAAGTTTCAGGAGCATGTTGAGAACATATTAAAGTTTGTTTATGGAGCGACAATAAGCAGCCAGAGCACCGGGTGGCTAAAGGCTTATCTACCACCAGAAGAAGATATTAAAACTGGAATCGACAGTGCTATCCGTGAAATGGCTAAGGTCTCCGATGGTGACTTAAGTCAGGAATCAACAGTTGAACAGCAGGCTGAGACAGTCAGCATACCAGTAGCATCATCATGAAAGTATTAGAAGAAAAAAACGGATATAAATTCGGGATAAATGACAACCCGAATATTATTGGGACTGTAGTAGAGGAAAAGAGATACCAGATAGAGTTTCCGAATGGCGAACATCTTTCTGGAAACAAAAGCACAGTGCGAAAACTCTATGACAAATACACCGGGTGAAAGCATAATGGAAGATGCACGAAAACCCAAGGAAGAACCCCAGGCACAAAACATTCCCACAGATGAACCCGAAGTATCTACACCCGTAGAAAGGCCAAATACCACGGGAACCGGTGGGCTTGCAATTACAATTAATGGCATTTGGGCTGGAAAAGCAGGAGAGCCAAATCCAAAAACCGAAATCACCATTCCTATAACAACCGAAAAACTGTTTTACAGAATTGAATCATCTGGGAAAGGATATGGGGTAGTGAACAATGTAGTTCGGGTATATATCAACAGTAAGATGGTTGCTATTTGTCATGGACAGATAAAAGAGGGCGATAACACCGACACCGAATTCTTTGCTATTCCTTCCAAGTTTAGAATCGCAGGGGAGACAGCGGAAGTTCAGATCTCAGTATTCGTCTATGCAGCACAGGAAAGCCAGAGAATAGAGATGTTTAAGAACGAATCTCCATTCACGGTTAAATTCACATAACTCTTTTTTTATCATGTCTAAACCAAGCGATTGTAAATACTGTGGGTGCTCTATGGTTATAAAATCTGAATACATAAAGAAAAACGGGCAGATTATAGACATATTTTACTCACATTGCAACAAATGTGGTGCAAGAGGACCGGAAGGCTATAACATAGGGGATGCAATAGACAAAACACACGTGGTGTATGATGCCAATAACATTTGAAGTAGAGTCTCATAATGGTGAACATTGCTACACGTTTTCTACTGATGAATGCGGAACTTGTAGCAGATTTATTCATCGAGGCAACTTATCAGGAATATGTGAAGATAGCATAAGACGTGGTGAAATAAGTGCTCATGCAGATAGATGCGGTCAGTGGAAGATTAAAGACAGATATATAGAGTGCGTAGAGAAGGAAATAAGGAGAGCAAATGTACATTAGAAAGTCTCACATAGAATCCTATTCGTTCTGTCCACTCCAGTTCAAAAAGCAATACATCGACAAAACAGAGCAGAAAAAATCATATGCCCTAACTTTAGGATCTCGATTCCATGAATTCGCGGACAAATTTTTTGTCGCAGTAGACATCCTAAAATATTCTCCAGACAGATGGACAGAGTTCATACCACAGGAGTTTGGAATTTTAGAACGCAGGATGGCATCATATTTTATAAATTACGAAATAAACCGGTTTTATTCTGACGAACTATTTTTTCCATATGTCACGGAGCTTGAATTTACAAACCACATCCTGGAAACCACAGGGACAATAGACCGGATCGATGCACTACTTTACGGTGGGTTTCGTCTGGTAGAATACAAAACCAGCAAAAAGTTTGACCGTAAATCAGAAAAGCGTCAACTCGAATTTTATGCATATAACATCAAGAACATCCTGGATATTGACATAACTGAACTCAGGGTAATCAATCCAAGACTACAACAGTATGTGGACTATGGCTATCCAGACACATCAAAAGTAGAAACCGCGATACAAGACATGAAAGCCATAATAAACAATCCGGATGCTGAAATTAAACCACGGTGCTCCTGGGCAATGTATCCAATATGTGGATTATGTAGTTCAACACAGGAAGCCGGGCTATTCAAGGATGTCCCAAACCCTCTTACATTGCGGTGATATTTTGAGGGAACTATCAAAAGGACAATATGATAATCTATTGACCATATTTAACAAAGTAGGTTGTGATAAATTCATAACCAGTTATTTATCCGGTGCATTACCAAGAGGAATGATATACAAACTTAAGAATTTGGGGTGTATTGTAAGTGTAACAAATGTTTCTTTTGGAGGATCTACACGAATATGGCAGATATCTGATGATTGGATTGGAAAACTTACCAACGATACCGGTACGTGCCCCATGAATACCCAATCTGAATCCTACATAAAGGAATATGTTAGAAATCGTGTTATGGGTAAATTATCTATACCCCCGGATGTTGCATCTGCTGTAGGTATACGAGAAATACGATATGACGGTAATAATCTCATAACTCAAATAGGACTGTTTGATATGCATATGATAGATTATCTGATTAAACTATCAAAGAAAAACATATCAACCAATATTGTTGAGATTGTTTCCATAAAGCATAAAGACGGATCTAATGCAATTGGAATACGAGACAAAAATACAGACTCATATATTATATGCTGTCCGGTAATTAGCAACAAAACATCAGCAGATTAAATACAAATCGATGTTATATCATTAAGTATGGTAGATAATATATTTCCAGCATATACTGCAAGACGCATAGGAAAAAATGCATGCGGGAAACTTATTGGTATGGAAACTGCAACACATCTTGCCAAGTTGGCAACCTCTTATGTTGAACACCTGGTACAAGACGCAGAAAAAATAGTCGATAAAAAGAACGGAAAAAGAATTACCGCGGACGACATAGATTTTGTTCTTTCTAATTTTAAGGATTATGGAAATTAAACATGGTAATGGTGGATTGGGAGATCAAATCATACATATCGGACGGTTTAGTATCCATAAGTCCATATGATGAATCCTTAGTAAATCCAAACTCTATTGATTTGAGATTGAGCGATGGTTTCATTACATTTGGCCCGACATTTCACGCAATCGATCCATACAATCAACAAGACATATCAAATTGCGGAAAGCCATTTGCAACACCAGACATAACAATAAATCCAGGTGATTTCATCTTGGGATCATCAATAGAAAAAATAACTCTTCCCGATAACATCTGTGCAGAAGTTACTGGGAAGTCATCTTTGGCAAGACTCGGTATAGATGTACACAAAACTGCTGGATGGATTGACGCCGGATTTTCCGGTACCATAACATTTGAGATATCAAATTGCGGAATGTATCCAATAAAACTAAAATCCGGAATGACATTTGCCCAACTAATTTTTCACAAAACAGAACATTGCAAGATTCCGTATGGAAACAAACCAGGATCAAAGTATCAAGGTCAACAAGGCCCAACAAAGTCCAGATACTACAGGAACAAATTATGACAGGAAGCGATTATATGAATGAAATCTACATTGCTATAATTAGTAAAATTACTTCAGATACCGAACGTGTTACGTTTTCCGAAGTGACGAATTACATTGTTGAACAACATGGCGAACTAAACATAGAGGAGGCGTCATTTAACTCCTTTAGCGACATCGGAAATCATATTTTAGGTAAATGGCTAGACTCCATAAAAAATAAAGGGTGGTGGATGCCTTGGATGAATGAAGCAACCGAAATAACCTGGTATACTGGAACATATGGAGACGAAGAGATATAAGTGATTTTATGTCTCTTGAGATAATAATTGATACCAGAGAAAAGAAATCTATTTTTGACGAGTATTGTGTTTTATTTCCTGCAATAACTTTTCACCATGAAAAACTCGATGCGGGAGACTACTATGCGAAGAGTGCAGAAGTTTTGGTAGAACGTAAAACCATAGGGGACCTATGTGAATCTATTTTTGGTCCAAAACAACTAAATGGACGTTCTAGGATCCACAACGAAACTGATAAACTGGCAACCCACGAAGACAAAATCGTACTTTTTTTAATTATAGGATCGGTTGACTCTTATATCCGAGACATGAAATCTATAGAGATAGATATCAACGAGTCTATCATATACGGCGAGATTGCATCATTGATGACAAGGGAAAAATTTCATGTAATCTGGACTCATGACGAAATCAATGCCAAATTTGCAATGATTAGGTTTATGCAGGCAGTATATGATGGTAAATATGGGATTCCCGCGAGAAGAGATCCTATTAAACTTATGGCTCGAATACTCAAAATAACCCCAGAGCAACTAAAACAACTATTAACAACTTACAAAACAATCCATAACTTATCAATTCAGCCTCCTGAAAATTATACGGTTGTAAAGGGGATTGCGGAGAAACGAGCAGAGTTCATCTGCAATATATTAAACACCGAATGGGAAGAATAAATCGGAGGAAACGACGAATTGATATATAATAGAGTTATGCAGGAGATGGAGGACCGCAAATTATACCTTTACAATGTATATGCTCCATTCTATATCTGTTCTTACGCTATGCATCATATGAACCTGTTAAATCGAAAAATAGATATAATAACGGGAAAACGAGAAGCTGTATATTGGGAAGCCGGTGATATCCCGGAACTACGCGAACACAATCTATTTATCTCTCCTTCCGGGTTTATGAAAACCACATATTTGCGTGCATTTAACTCCATATTCAAAAGTTCCGGAACCGACATGGTATTCAAATCCGGAATGACTGAATCCGCATTAGTCGGATCTGTTACAACAAACCGTGATGGTGAACAGATTCCGCACTTTGGGATTGCAGAAATTCACGCCAACGATATCATAATGATTGACGAATTTACAACAATCACCGGGAGCACCAGGGCAGTATATAATGCAACACTAATCAGCAGGTTATTGGAGATACTGGATGGAGGTCACATCTCAAAGGACCTGGCCGCAGGAGGTAGAACATACGACACATTTCTAACACTGTGGGCTGGCATCCAGCCAAGTCATTATGAAGGAGCATCAGGACTATTCCGAAGATTCTGTCCCCTTATATTTCTTCCAACTCGATATGATAACACTGCAATGCTTCAGATGAAACAACAGATGTCAAACATCAGAGAAAACGAAACTAACATCAATTCCATTTCAACCAGCGTAGTAAATTGGAAGGAGAAATTTAACTCAATCGAATCAATTGAATTTGCAACCGAAGTATACAGCTTACACCAGGAATTAAACCTATTTCAATTTGAAACCAATGTGTTCAACAACTTATTATTGGGATACCACCTGGCAAAATACGGACCAGAACCACATATAAAAGTAGAGGCACACGATAATGAAATTCTCCGGTTAATAGGGCTGTTTCGTGATTGGAAACGATTATTATTAGACGACATCGACTCTGTCATGATCTGTAAAATAATAAAAAGTATCGTTCAGAGAGACAAGGACAGCAGGCTCATTACAAGCAGGAGACTAATTGCAGACGAATGTAAAATGATATCTTGGGGAAGAAAAGACGTGTTTGCAAAATTAAAATGCATAGAGTCCGATGGAGACATCCGGATTGTAGGAGACACAGTTCAATGGACAGGAGTACAATGAACATCATATTGGATAGACTGGTAGAAGACCGGATATTAAACAAAGAAACCATATTTTTTGACGGATCAAACTATTATTCTGATGAAAGTATCAGACTGATTCTTCCAATGTGTCTTATGATGCATCATAAATACTACGGCATATATTTCATACACCATAACATTATAGTTCCCCATTGGATAGAATCATATACAGAATCAAAGGCAATCGTATGGCTATATACATCAGATCGTCCATTAGATATTTCCATGTATTATATACGAACAGACTGCGTAGACAACTTATCCACTCAGTTTATCGTTACAAACATAATGAAATGATATGATATCATGACAAAAATGAGAGCAGTCCACGTCAAACTTGAAGAATCGGACTTCAACAAGCTTGATCAATTAGGCATGTGCAAATCAGATGCCATTCGTAGAATAATTCACCATATACTTGAGCACGACTCATCATACGTCGACACATCTGTAGTAAGTGGTGATCTACGCGACAACATATCAATGCTGGAGAAAAGCATAGCAAGACTAAGACAGCAACGATCTATTATAGATCACGAAATTCTAAACCTAGATACCAGACTTGCAAGCCTCCAACAATATCGTGTAATGGTAGAGTCCAGACACAACGAACTTAAGATGTGGGAAAGATTATGCGAGATTGGCAACGTAATAGACAACGCCATAGTAATCTATGGGTTTGATCCGGAAAAAATATTGGAAGAAAATGAAGCAGAAATTAAAGAAATGGAAACCATAAACCCAGGATGGACATTAACATCTCATCTTGAAATGAGAAAGAAAATGATGAGTGCGTGGGGATCCTGAGTTCCGTACTCGTCTATTTCATTATCCTCACCCATAATTTTTCACCCTTTGGGTACTTTTCATATACGGATTCAGTGTCAACCGTAGATTTGACTCTATAGAACGAGGAAAACATTCCTGCGTTCTTAAACTCTTCAGAAGTGGGATAAAATCTCACTCCGCCGGTAATATCTTCAATAGCTTCACATTCCACTCCATTCATTATATATTTATAATCGGTGTTCCATGTTGTTCCGTCATATCGTAACAACACAAGATTAGACTGGATTAATAATCCTCGAATTAAATCATTCGGATTATCTGTAAAATAGTCGTCTCGTTCAACATTAGTGTCAAATGTATACACTGGAGTTATGCAAATACCGTCTTCATCATACATATAGAAATAGACATCGCAGTTAGACAAATCAATTGGTGGAGTCAAATCGCTATCTATACTTCGTTTTCTCAATATGTAATCAATCGGAGATGTATCCCCATTAAATGCTCTAATTGTATATTCAGTCATAACATATCTTCCTTCTATTTGTTTATTGGAAAAATCGACATTACCCAGCTTATTGCAGCACCCGAAATAATTCCCCCTAGTGTTCCCCAATAACTCAGCTTTGTTTTTATCTCAGTAATCGTAATAAGGTTATCTGTGGTTTTGCTATTCGCCTCTCTAAAAAATCCATCCATTTTATCCAAAATAAGATCTTGTTTATTTATGACATCATCAATCCTATCATGAACCCTTGATATATCAGTATTTACCGATTCCTCAAATTTATCCATTCTTGCAGATTGACTGCTTTCTATCTTTGATTGATTTCCTTCTATTGCATCAAATCGTTTATTATATAAATCAAGACACTGGTTTAACCAGTCTGTATTGGATGGTGTCATAATATTATTCATATAGACGTTCCCACAAAATATAATATATAGGTGAGTTTTATTTCAAGAGATCCCTTACCGATTCAATATTTCTATCCAGCCATTCACTATCACAATTGATTGATTTTGCATTTTCAATAGCATTTCTGGATTTTTCTATCTGTCCCGTCTTTGCATACGCAACAATTAAATTTCCCCAGCAGTTAAACAACGCAGACAGCACATCATTAAACATATAACTCGTATCCTTACATTTTGTTGCCGATTCAAACCATGTTATCGCGCTATCATATTTGTCCTGGCTCATATCCAATTGACCCAGCAGATTGTATGCCGGAACAAAATTTGTGTTACACGACAACACTCTAAAGCAATATTCACGGGCTTTTGTAAAGTCTCCTTCAAATCCATAACAGGTTGCCAGGTTTACCATGGCATCCAACTTTTCAGGTTCAAATGTAGACAACGGTAAATATCTATTAAAATATATTATTCCATTTTTGTAATCATTTGAATCCAAACACTCCCGTCCCATGTAAAACAGGTATCGTGGCATCTCATCAATTATATTCTTAAGTATTCGGATGTTGCGTCCGGGTTCAATTACCTTATCGGGATGTTTATGCACCATGGATATTGGAATATCAGCAGCCCAAATTTCACAATCACTATCTATTTTTTCTATGGCTTCGTGTATCCGGTATCTAAACTTCAAAAATCTCCGATCATATATCCTGGGAGACGTAATAGAGTTGCCTGGAGCTGTTACTAAATTAACCCGCATTAACTTAACATCGTTTTTTATCTCATTTATTATATGCCCCTTACATCCCTCAATAACGATGTCGTCTACATCTATGACAAAGATAAAATCATTGGTAGATTTTGATGCCACCAGATTTCTTGCATATGCAAAGTCGTCTATCCAGTCAAACTCAAAAACGTTATTCGTATATTTTTCTATAATTTCTCTGCTGTTGTCTTTTGTCCTGGAATCTATCCCTACTACAATTTCATTCACAAGATCCCTAACTGATTTAAGTGCGGCCTCAATCGTCTCTGCGCCGTCTCGTACTATCATACATGCAGAAATCATAGGAATAAATGGTACATAATACGTAAAAAAGTATGGGATTAAATTGCCTCGGCATTTACAACAGTAGAGTTAACAGTCTGGTTTACTGTAGAATTTGCAGTAGCATTAGTGGTGTTTTGTGCTTCCCATGTGTCCGGCATATTTGGTCCATCATATTTATGCCCGACGAAATTCAACACCGCATGTTGTTTAATCCCTTCGGATTCGTCTGATGCCATAATAGTATCGGACTGAGTATACTGGTGGAATTGCTCTACTTTCTCTTTTCGGTTCTGTCCGGATGCAATATAACTTGACACAGTCTGGAATGAATTACCTTTTGGTGAATCCGTATCGTAAGACAACGATATGTTAGATCCTTCAAGACTTCTGGTGCTCTCATAAATACCCGGATCATCATCAGTTCCCTGTCCCATAATGGTATATGAGGCAACTGCATTTTGGCTCATTGGAACAATACCAGATGCCCGAAAAACATTACTAGATGTGTTGTTTGTGGCGTTAATTAGTGAACCTGTTGGCTGGGTTAGATCTCCAGTATCACACAACGTCCCCGGAACATTAGTGTTATCTTCGTGCATCGACACAACATCAGATGCCAGGTAAGCATCGGCAGACTGTAACTTTAAGCTTCCATTAATATTGCCATTGTCTTTATTTGTAAACAAGTGAGATGATAGTCCTGTAGTTAGATAACTTGTTCTTGATGCATCCATCTGATAATATCCATCAGTTTGATTAAACCTCTGTAAATTTGTGGAGTATTCAGATATCGATGTGTATGATCCTCCGGTTGCCCCTCCATATCCAGAACTTAATACCTCCCATCCCCCATCTGATAAACATGGCGTTATCAACAAAAAAAGAATGAAACTAATTGCGAGTGCCCTTGTTATCATTCTGACCCTCTTCATTAAATGGACACCATGGGTTTTTCTCTACTTCACCATCTTGTGGAGATGGAGAATTCTTAACAGACTCTTGAGCCTTTTTTATCTCATCATCCGTATACTCTTTAACCTTTCTCTTTTTTCGAACCATAACTAAGTATAATCGTCGCGAGTAAATAAAAAGTTGGTAGACAAAAAATGATATTATTTAGTCTTTAAAGTGCCAAAGTACTTCTTTAGTAAGTTTAAAAATTATTAAACATGTTATGATGTTGGATATATGAATCCACCCTCACGTCAAGTCTTCAGAATTTATCTTACTCGCTTTCGCCCAGTCCAGTATCTTTTCTCCGGCATCATAGTTTGCGTCAAGATACGCCTGAACTTCAGCCAGCGTTGTGTATACTACAGGCAACGTCCATCGCATCCGGCATTCGTCATACTGCCACAATGTGATGGCAGTTTCATCTATTCCAGCTCGTTCAACCTGTTCTTTGTTCCAACGAACCCGGATTGTTGCGATTCCGGATACTATGCCGTCTATGCCGATGTTTGTCGGCTCTATGTTTGATTCAACCATTTTTAAAACTCCTAAAATTATATGTGATTTCATCTTCAGTGATTACAGGCCATTTGTATCCAAAACAACTTATAATCTTACTTGGGCATGATCCTATGTAATCAAAGAATGCTCGTATTGCTGCACGTTTGTTAATTACTATGTTATATTGATTTGGTTTACAACTCTTGTTAATTTTAATGTCATTAAATGGAATGTTTAATTCTAATGCCATCATTTGTATTAATTTTGCTATATCATCAAATGTGAAGTTATTAACGGCAAGTGAAACATATTCTATGCGTTGAATTTTCCAATTTATACCGAGGCAGCCATCTTCAATGTAGAAAGTTCGTAGGCATTCGGGCGTTAATTTGATATTATTAGGTATGATTTTCTTATTGCCAGGATACCACAATCTGCGTAGATCAGGAAACCAGCCTCTGTAATAACCCGTTTGCCAAACATACCAAGTTCCCAAATCATTAGTATATTTTGCAATCGAGCCACGAGTTTTAATGTTGGAAATATCTTCAAATACAGATTTAACGTACTGCAGATACTTCTTATACTTGCTAGATAGCGAATAATATGCTGATACAGTTTCGTAACCCCAAGATAGCGAACCATCGCCAAGCATTGATCCCGTAATTAAATTATTTAGATCCTCATTAAATTTGCAGTAATTAGCAATGTATGCTTTGCGCCTTGGTATTTCAAATCTTATCATCCATTTGCGGATACATTCATCATCAACTTGACAGATTTCTGCAATCTTATAAGTACTTAACTCTTCTGTGAGGTATTTTGTTTGCAACCATTCTTTGTCTCGGTATTGAATGTTCATGATTTTACGTTGATTTTCAATGCATAAATAAGTGTTGGTTGTCGGATAGATATTAGATTATTGCCTCGGCGCGAGCACCCACATTAAGCTCGCAGAACGAAGATCCGCGATTCGAACCACGACAGCCGACACCCGCCGAAGCGCCATAAGTCCAACCGCCACCGACCAGCAAAACGCCCGTTTGTGAGATTCCATATTGGTGTGAATATCCATAATCACAGAATTCTGCGTTCGACCCGCCATTAAAAGCCCCCGGTACCAACGCAACATGTAAAATCCCTGCACTATCCATAGCCAGATCTGATATGTATCCGTGGCAATAAGTGCCGGCATCAGTTCCCGAAATGTTAGTTACTCCATTCAAAGGCACAGGATCCGTGACCTCTTCATATGACCCAGAAGCCAATACAGACGCGATTGTCCCGGTTCCATCCCGATTAAGAATTCTATGGCTTATATCTGTTGTGTTGTACCCAGGTTTAAACTCC